AGAAGGAAATTCTAATAAACTATTATATGAAGAACTTTGAATACTGCGGAAAGACTCAAGACTAAAGGATATAGAGACTATTAAATAAGTGTTTTACTAAAATGAAAAGAGTGGAGCTGAGAGCTTTGCAGAAAACATGAGAGAGAAATTAGGTCTTAACAGCCCACTTCCCAAAGAAGTCATGGATAAATTGAGGGAAGGTGTAATTGACCTTGGTAAAAAGACAGGTGATACTGATGCAGAAGATGTATTGGATAACTGCCTGATTGAATTGAAAAGATTAAAAGATGACCAAAGTAAGGCTATTGTAATTACTTATCTACTTGGTACTCTGCCTATGGACTTGCAGGAATTCATTGCAGAACAACAGCAAAGGATTGTTGTAGGTATTGCAGCTAAGAATTTAGCAGGTGAAGGTCCAGAAGCCACGTTGGGTATGCTTCTTATGGGAGCTATGCTTGATAACAAAGATTAATAAGATGAATAATGAAATCAAAGTAAGTCTATCTGTAACATTGCAAGGCAGTGTTATGTATAGCCAAGAGCAGGCTAAAGCTCTTGAGGAAGAAAAAGTAGGCACAGGTTATGATACTTTCAATATGAGAGTAGAAGAGGTGAAAAAGAATGGCAAGAAAGACATCAAGATTCTTAATGTGAAGACCAGAAAGTGTAAACCTGCTGGTCAATCTCTCAATCTTAGTATGGATGCTTATGAGTACATGATAGGAAAAAAAGCTCCTTACTTTGTTAAACCCAGAGATTGGGAGAAACTTACTAAGAAACAGAGGCTTAAAGCACATCTCAAAAGGATATGTGAAGAGCTTGGTGGAGTAAGTTTCACCTATGCTGTATTGGGTAATTAAATCATTTATAGTGTAGGTAGTATGTTATTTGTATCAATTATAGTAGGATTGTTAGGTATTATCTTACTAATAAAGACTTTTGTTAGGTACCACCCTTATTTTGACTTAATCACAAGCTATAACAAGTATATACTATTGCTATGGTATGATAAGGATGGTGGAAGAACTTACATAAAACTATTGGAAATATGAGCAAAGGAAGAGTTTTAACTAAGAAGAAGTGGAGAAATGGGCAAAGAAGAAAACCAAAGAATACCTATAGAAGTTTCAAGTTTCCAAGAACAAGCAGGTTCCATAAAGAGTTTGATGGAGTTCACTTGTCTATGAGAGATTCTTGAAAGATACCTATTGATTTAGAATGGACAAAGTATTAGAATTTATGATGAATATAATTAAAGGTTCAATATGGATAGTGGCATTCATATTAGGAATTAACTTATCTTTTGAGATGATTTCACAAGCCAACACAATGGAGAACAAGGTAAAGAAGGGTAAAGAGCTTCTTGAAAGGCTCAACAAACTTAAAGACCAGAAAAGTAGATGGGAAAGAGGAGTGTGCTTCTTTATAGTTGAAATTTCTGATTCTATAAGATATAATGGAGCACAACATACCTATAGTGTAGATGATTCCTTTATCAACTTTGATGAGGTCAAGCTTCTTGCTATAGCCAAACTTAACAGGAGAATTTCAGAAGTCCAAGAAGAGTTTGATGAGTTATAAGAAATAAACTAAATGTCTAATAATAAATTTAAAGAAAACATGAAAAGTAAGTTTTTAATTGGACTGTTAATAGCCTTTATGGGGATGGTAAGTCTATCATCTTGTGAGAGAATTGATGCTGGACATGAAGGTATTAAAGTAAGCCTTTATGGGGATGATAAGGGAGTTGGAGAAGCTGCTCTTGTCACTGGTAGAGTGTGGTACAATCCTTTTACTACTGAGATATATGAGTATCCTACTTATGTGAGAACAGTAGATTATGCTCCATTTACAGTTAATGCCCAAGATGGGTCTGAGTTTACAGTTGACCCTACTGTATCCTTGAAGATTATGGATGGTAAGTCTCCAGAAGTATTCAAGAAGTACAGAAAGCAGCTTGATGATGTTATTACAGGAACTCTGCTTAACTATGTAAAGGATGCCTTTAGAATACAGCTCAATAGTTTTACTACTGATTATATAGTAAGTCATAGAGATAGTATAGAGAAATCCATTGAAAAACATCTTAGTGAAGCATTGCATAAGGAAAACTTTCAGTTGGAACAGTTGACATCTGGTCTCAAATATCCTCAGACCATTGTAGATGCTGTAAATGCCAAGAATAAGGCTGTGCAGGAAGCAATGAGAGTGCAGAATGAAGTAGCTGTAGCTAAGGCTGAGGCAGAGAAGTTAATTGTAGCTGCTAAGGCTGAGAAGGAAGCTAATCAACTTAGAGAACAAGCTCTTACTCCAGCAATTCTTGAGAAGATGTGGATTGAGAAATGGGATGGAAAGTTACCAGTATATGGTCAAGTTCCTACAATATTCAAAGACATAAGTAAATAGTCATGACTTGGTTTATTATTGGTATAATTCTTACTATAATAATAGTGGGGATTATGAAAGATACTCATGTTATAATGTATAATGGTATGAAGGTTTCAGAAGAACATGACATAGAAATTCCTCTGTGGATGCTTTGTGTTCTTTTGCTTGTTGAGCTAATTCCTTTCTTAAACATTGTAGCATTTATAGGCTTTGTTGTGGGGTATGTTATACTATATAATAGTACTCCTGAACAATGGCTTATTAAATATACCTTTAGACTTCAAGGAAAGACTTATATGGGTAGAGCTGTTTTAGCAGTTATAAACTTTTTAAACATTAAAGTATAATGAGTGAACTTGAAAATAAGAATGGGGTCTTTAAGACAGACCTTATGAGAACATTCAGACAGCTTAAAGAATCAAGAGCTGAGAGTGTATCAGAAGATGTAGAGATTATCTACAAGAGAAGGATTGAAGATTTGTGTCATAGAATCAGAAACTATGACAGAGACAGGGAGAATATTCTTCTTGACTTGTCTCCTTCAAGTCTTACAAGTGGTGCTGTGGTTCCATCAGATTTTGATGCAACTAAGTTCATGGAGAAAGATGTAGAGATTGGTCTCAACAAAAGAGATGCAATTATTCAGTTGGAGATTGTACTGGATAGATATGAATATCTGTTTGGTCCTTTAGCTGATACTACTGCTGTGAGCAAGGTATTACCTGAGTGGAAATCTAAACTTGCATAGCAATGGGTGGTGGTGGCTTTAATTATGATACCAGTCTCTCAAGAGGGATTAGTTATCAAACTAAGAGTAGGGAAGAAATCTTTGCTCAAAGAGCTATGCACAGAGATATGGATGTTAAAGGTAAGATAAGGGAATCAAGAGATAGTGATGAGCATCCTACCTCTTATCCTATTATTATTGCCCTTGATGTCACTGGAAGCATGGGAGTAATTCCTGAATACTTGATTAAGGTTGGATTCCCTGAAATCATGAAGAAAATCATGGATGAAGGGATTGAGCATCCTCAAGTATGCTTCTTGGGTATTGGAGACCACTATACTGATATATCACCATTACAGGTGGGTCAGTTTGAGAGTTCAGATGAACTGCTTGATAAGTGGTTGAAGATTATTTGGCTTGAAGGTCATGGTGGTGGAAATGGAGGTGAGAGTTATTCTCTTGCTTGGTATTTTGCTGCAAGACACACTTCTATTGATTCATTCTTGAAGAGAGGTCAAAAAGGTGTTCTTATTACTATTGGTGATGAACCTTGTCATGGTTCTTTAAGCCAAGAGTCCATTAAGGAACTTTTTGGAGATACTCTTGAAGGTGTAAGGGATTTAGAAGCATCCAATATACTCAAGGAAGCACAGGAAAGTTGGAATGTCTATCACATTAATCTTCAAGATTATATGGGTAGAAGACCCAGTGTGCAAGAGGGTTGGAGAAGCTATCTTGGTGACAGGATGATTAATACTGAGGATGAAACTGGTAAGGATATACCAGAAATCATTGCAGGTATAATCATTGGAGCTTATCAACTTGAAAACTTGAGTGCTCTTAAACCTGTTGGCTCTCCTACTCCTAAAGAAGAAGAGAATAAAGAAACTATAAATCATTTAAGATAAATGGAAGTTAAGATTGTACTTGGTTACACCTTTGGTGATGAAGGTAAAGGGGTAACTGTTCAGTGGCTTTGTAAGAAGGCTATTGAAGAGGGAAAGAAACCTATAGTTATTAGGTTCTCAGGTGGACCACAAGCTGCCCACACTATAAACCATAATGGAATAGAACACATTTGTTCTTCATTTGGTAGTGGGGTATTACTTGGAGTTCCTACTATGCTTTATGACAATACATACATTGACCCAATCAGTTTGGTTAAGGAGTATGATAGTCTTGTAAGTAAGGGAGTAGAACCTAAGATTATTATGTCTGGATTCAATAGAGTAATAACTCCTCATGACATCCTTGCTGGAAGAAACAATGAAAAGGTCTTGAGTGATGGTACTTGTGGAATGGGGTTATATCCTACTTTCAAAAGGTATCAATCTAAAAGAGAAGTTCAGCACCCATCAATGTTCTTAAAATTTGAGGGAGGTCCAGAGAGGATACTTGATGAAGCAATGAGATTTCATAAACCTGAGACTATGTATTATGAGGAAGAATTTCTTACTGCATGTGATAGACTACAAGAAATCCTAAAGAGTAGAAATTCCTCATGGACTAAAGACTATGATGTGCTTATCTTTGAGGGTTCACAAGGATTACTCTTGGATATGGACTGTGGCTTCTATCCTAATGTTACTCCTTCAAGAGTAGGTTTGAATGGCATTGAATCTCAGTATCTTAAGGATGCAGAGGTATATCTTGTCACAAGAACTTACACTACAAGGCATGGCAATGGGTATGAACCAAAGTACAAACTTGACATTGATTTATCTGGGAAACATGAAACTAATATCAATAATGAATATCAAGGTGAGTTCAAGGTTGGAGCTTTAGAGACTAACTTAATGAATAGAGCTACTGAGAGACACAGGATTGATAATTATGTTTCCCAATTTGATTGTAGGCTGAATCTTGTAGTTACACATATGGATGTTGTTGTAGATAGATGGTTTACATATGAACAGAAATATGGATTGAATACCATAGCTGGGAATATTAAACCTTCTGCTGTTTTAGAAGCAATTACATCACATTTGGATATTCCATTTGATAAAGTGTACTACAATGACAGTATTGAGTCAAATGTAAAACAAATGTTATGAAACAAAGGGTATATAATATCTTTACGCTCTTACTGATTGGTGGTCTATATGGGTTATACTATATAGACTATCAAGAAGAGCACAGGGAACCTGTAAAGGTGAATATGTTGAGATTGGAACAACCAGAGTTCTTACTATCAGAGGCTCCTGATGATTATCTTATGGAGGCTTTAGAGTATTATAATGTTAAACATAAGAATATTGTATATGCTCAGGCTATCCTTGAGACAGGTCATTTCAGGTCTGAGGTCTGCAAAGAGTACAATAACTTATTTGGACTCTATAATAGTTACAAGGGTGATTATTACAAGTTTGACCACTGGAGTGAGAGTGTGGTTGCCTATCTCAATTACATACAATATAGATACAAACCCCCGGATGATTACTATCAATTTTTGATTAAAATAGGTTATGCGGAAGACCCGCAATATGTAGAAAAACTAAGGAATATAGTAAAGAGATATGGATAGAGAACAGGCTCAGGAAGAGATAATGAATATAAGGAGTAATGCTATTCTTGTAGAGCTTCCAACTTCCTTTGGTAAATCTAAGATAGGTATTGACTTGGCTTTAAGGGATAACCCCAGTAGCATACTTGTAGTAATACCAAGATTAGTCTTGATAAACAACTGGAAAGAGGAGTTTATTAAGTGGGGATTAGAATCTTGGCTTGAAAGAGTGTATTTCAGTACTTATGTAGGATTGAATAAACATGTAGAGGAAGAATGGGATGTAGTCATCTTTGATGAAGTGCAACACATGTCAGAAAGATGTGGGGAATTTGTATCTACAATGGAGATACATCATTCTATCATGCTTTCAGCTACAGTTACCAGAGATATGAAGTGGGAACTTGGTCAGTTGTTTCCTGATTTTCAGTGTTATACAGTGAAGATGAAGGAGGCTATAGACAATGAAATCCTTCCTGACCCAAGAGTGTTCCTTATCCCTCTTGAACTTGATAATACACATGCTGTACATACTATGATTGAACATCCCAAAGCTAAGATTATCAAAGAATGTCTATATAAAGATAGATGGTCTTACTTAAGGGATAAATCTATTCAGGTGCATATTAAGTGTACTGAACTACAGTATGTGATAGAGTTAGGAAACAAGATAGAGTTCTGGAAGAGGCAATATATGAGAACAAGAAATGAAGGAGTAAAGACAAAATGGTTATTCCTTGCAGGTCAAAGGCTCAAATTCCTTTCACAATTAAAGAACCCTATTATCTTATCTCTTCTGGAGAAGCTGAAATCAGAGAGGGTACTTACATTCTGTAGCTCTATTGAGCAGACAGAAATATTAGGGGAAAACTGTATTAACAGTAAGAACAAGGAATCCTCTATGGTACTTGATATGTTTAATCACAAGAAGTTGGACCACATTACAGCATGTAATATGCTGAATGAAGGCATGAACCTTGTAGATTGCAGAGTTGGTTTATATGCTAATCTGAACAGCAGTGATATTATCATTAAACAAAGATTGGGTAGAATACTCAGGCACAAAGACCCCATTATTATCATCCCTTACTTTAGTGGTACAAGGGAAGAGGAGTTGGTTGAAAAGATGCTTGAGGACTATAATCCAGAGTTGGTTGTAAAAACAAATTTAAGTAAAATAAAAGTATGAGAAACAGAGTTAAAATTACTAAAGCAAGCTATATTGTAAATCCTGAGAAGAAGGTGATAGTTTGTGTTCTGGAGTGTGATATGCAGTTACAAAAACATCCTGCATGGATTGATATTTATCCCAAAATGTGGGATAATCTTCCACTTGTAGACCTCGATGGCACATTCAAGGTAAGAGCTATTGCAAGATGCAATGAGGAAGATGCCTTCAATGAAGAGGTAGGTAAGAGGATTGCAGAATCCAGAGCAAAGGGTAAAGCATTTGCTACTGCTGCAAAGGTTTATAAAGAAATTGAGAAATATTTCTTGAACTGTGCTGCACTTGTGAATGAATCTGTGGAGGCTTGTGAACAGACTGTGAAAGTTGAGGAAGCTCATGTTGAATTGCTGATTGGATAGTAGTATGACAATCTCATTGAATGACAAGGTTATTAAAAAGAGTGGGGTTTCTCTTGGAGAGGTCTTGCTTATGATAGCTATTCAAAACAATGTAGATTTCAATGCTGCTGAAAGTGAGTTGAAGAAAAAAGGACTTATTAGTACAAGTTATGATAGGGAAACACATCTTCCTGTAGGGTTATTTGTTACTTCTACAGGGAATAATGTGGTAAATAATATTATTCTTGACTCTGATAAGTCTGTGGGGACTGATGACTTCAATCAAAGAATTGAAACATTAGTACCTCAACTTCAATCCATTTATCCAGAAGGAAAGAACTTTAACAATCAGTATTGGAGAGGGAATAAAACTGACATTAAGAGGAAGTTACAGACTTTCTTTAAGAAGTATGGGAATGATTACACTGATGAACAAATCATCAATGCAACTCAAGCCTATGTTTCTGGCTTCAATGGAGAGTATAAGTTCATGAGATTGCTTCAATATTTCATTTGGAAAGAAGAGGTAAAGGATGGTACTAAAGTACCTATCTCAGAGCTGGCTAATTACATTGAGAATGCTGGTCAGGAAAGTGACCTCACTAATAATTGGACAACTACATTGGTTTAAGCTATGGAAGAGAAGGATTCATTTGATAGGGCACTGGAGAAGTTAATACTCCGAAGACAGAGGATACTGGATGGCAAGATAAATTGTATTCCATTGTCTTTCCCAAGATTAAGAGTGTGGCTCCCAGGAATAGAGAAAAGAAGGTATAACATTATTACTGCAAATCAAAAGGTAAAAGCTAAATAATTTATTTAATCTATTGTATAGTTGGAAGTATTGTTTTATATTTGCACTAACAAATATATTATAGTATGGAAAAGATAACAAGAGATTTGAAAGTATCGGGTATTTATTGTATAGAAAATAAGATTAATAATAAAACTTACATAGGAAGTTCAAAGAATCTTTACCAAAGATTATTGAAACACTTTGCCTTATTAAGGCATAATAAGCATGAAAATGCTCATTTGCAGAGTGCATGGAATAAGTATGGTGAGGAGAGTTTTGAATGGTTCATATTAGAGTTGTGTGATAAATCTATATTGACTGAAAGAGAACAATATTGTTTAGATTTATTAGGAGGAGAATATAATATTACTAAGAAAGTAGAAAGGAATATTCTATCTAAGGAGTCAAGAATTAAACAAGGTGAAACAAGAAGAAGGTTACATCAAGAAGGCAAGCTTGATTTTAATTTCAATCCTGTTACTTTGTATATTTATGACTTAGATGGGAATCTGTTATTTAAGAACCCTCTGGGATTGAAAGATACAGCTACTAAATTAGGTATCTCTCCTTCAAGTATATGTAGGGTAACTAATGGAACTTATCAACAATGTAAGGGATATAGGTTCTCTTATAAACTTGAACAGTTACCACCACTCGAAGTTAAATCTAACAAACAAAATACCAAATATAATAATTATAGGCACTGCCCTACTATAGAGTAATCTATAGATGTAACACCTGAATATCCTCGGAAGCTAAGTCAAAAAAAAAATTGATATGCTAACTTGAGGAGGCATAGGCTATACCTTGAGTATAGATTCAGCCCCAGAGACTAAATGCAGGTGCTCCTATTTAATAGTAGGATGAAGACATAGTCCAGACCACAAAACATGATGCTTTGCTGTGGCTTTCAACTGTGGTTAAAGTCATGTGTAGTGAAAACTATAGTGGTATGAGGAAAATCAAAACTTGCTGACTATATGCTTGTTTATGAACCCTTCTTCTATGCAATTGAGCACCCTGACCAACTAAGGTTGAAGATACTCTATTTTACCCTTGAAATGGGTAAGGAAGAAAAGTTCTATGAATTCTTATGTCACCTGTTATTCAGGCTTGATAGAATAAGAATAAGTCCAACTGACTTGAAGAGTACTTCTGCTGATAGACCAGTTCCTCAAGAGATATTAGACTTACTTGCATCTGAAAGGTATGTAACATATATTCAGAAGTTCAAGGAGACTATAATCTATATTGACTCTGAGAGAAATCCTACAGGAATCAACAAGTATTGTAGGAATTTTGCTTTGAGTAGAGGAAAGTTCCACTTCAAGAAGGTTATCATGAAGAATGAAGCTGGACTTGAGGAGGAAAGAGAGGTTATAGACTTTTATGAACCAGATGACAAGGATGAATATGTTGAAATTATCTTAGACAACTATTCAAATCTGATGTCAGAAAGTGGTATGAACAAAATGCAGACTATTGAGAAGATGAGTAAGTATTTCATCACTCAGAGAGACCAATTTGATTTCAATATCACTGCAATCCAGCATCAAGCTCAGGCTCAGGAAGGAATTGAGAATCAGAAGTTGAATAAGATGATGCCTTCATCAGATGGTCTTGCAGATTGTAAGACTACTACCAGAGATGCAAATCTGGTGCTTGGTTTATATAGTCCATTTAAGTATGGTCTAAGGGAATATGAAGGTTATGATGTTACCAAATTCAAAAACAATATAAGGTTTATGCAAGTTATTGAGGATAGAGATAATGGAGCAGGAGGTCAAATATGTCCATTGTTCTTTGATGGAGCAGTAAGTACCTTTACTGAGCTTCCACTACCCAATAATAAGCCTGAACTGGAAAGGTGTCTTGAATATATTGAGACAGTTGTAAGAAGGAGGACTAACTATACTTTCATGAATGTCTCTATAAGAAAAGCCAGAATAAGGAAGTGGAAGATGAATTTGCATAGGTTGATTAAATTGATTACCTTTGCAGACTAAATTTTTAAATAAGAAGAATGAAAGCATTGATTTTAGCTAAGTCAGGCTTTGGTAAATCAACCTCTATTGGAGAGATACCAGAGCTTGGATTGAAAGGGTTAGACCCTAAAGTGACTTATTTGATAAGTTGTGTGAATAAGCCCTTGCCTTTTAGAGGGGGTGGAAGTAAGTATCAAGTTACTACTCTTAAGGAGATTGGTAAAGGTAACAGGATTATAACCAATGATGCAAAAGAAGTTGCTCAAATCATTGAGATGTTAGCCAGTCCTCAATCCCCATTCACCAATATAGTACTGGATGATATGAATTATATCAGTCAGGATTTCTATATGAAGAATGCAATGAAAGGTGGTTGGGACACTCCTAAACAGATTGGTTATGGAATGGGGTTAATCTTTGATGCAATCAATCTTGTGCCAGAAAATAAGAACATGATTTGTCTTGCTCATTATGAGGAATATAAAGACAAGAATGGTGATAGTATCTCTTATAAATATAAGAGTACTGGTAACATGGTTGATTCATATATTACTCCTGAGGGTAAGTTTGAAGTGGTTCTTTATGGTAAATCTTCCTTTGATTCCAAAGAGAAGAAATCCATCAGAGAATTTGTTACCAATGATGATGGAGTATATCCTGCAAAGAGTCCTGTTGGCATGTTTCCTCTATATATTCCCAATGACTTGGGTCTTGTAGTTAAGAAAGCACAGGAATATTATGGATAGGGATGAAGTAGTCAGGATTAGTAGGCTTGTAGCCTTTGGTGGACTGACTGGAGAAGATGCTGCCAATCTTCTATTAGATTATTGCACTGAGCATGGTAAAGACCCTAAATTGTCTGTAACTTTTATACAGACTATTATGGGAATAGGTATGCTCCAGCCATATTTAATGGAAGCATTAGAGTATTATGAGAAGAAGTACACCATAAATAAATTACAAAGTAAACCCAATAATATGGGACAAAGACAAATAATTTTAATAAATTAAACATTATGAATAGAGAATTATCAAGATTTGAGCTTGCAATTGTAAAGAGAACAGCTCAGAACACTAAGAGTTTGAGAACCAAAAGAGACAAACTTGTAGAGAAGATTGAGAAAGCACAGGAAGAACTGGGTGTAATCAATGAAGCCATTGAAGGCTTTGAAGCTCCTATCAAGACTATGACTGGTGGTTTCACTTCTGAGGAAGTTCTTGCTGGTATCATGGCAGTAGCAGAAGCAACAGAAGCAGCTCCAGAAGGAGAAGTTTCAGAAGAGGCTGTAGGAGAGGTAGAAGTACCTGTATCTGAGGCAGTTGCATTGGCAGAAGAAGTTACAGAAGCCCCTGAGAACATAGGTACTGCAAATCCATTTGGAGAAGTAGCAGATGAAATGCCTTTCAAAGATTAATCACGTAAAATCAGTAATTTAAGATGAAGAATTTAAACAAAAGTTTCATGGCTGTTAAGGTAGGTAAAGAATCAGTTGAAGGTTCTTTCAAGATGTACAAAGGTATGGCTGCATTCAATATTGTAGCTGTAAATCCTACTAAGGCAGAATTAGAGGCTCTCACAGGTAGAGAGATTGAGAATGACCCTGAATATGTTGGTAAAACTGATGAAGGTAAGGAACAGGTAAGGGTGGTATTCTATGCAAAGACTGCTCCTGAGGCTAAGTTGAACAATGGTATTGAGTTGCTTATTCCTATCAGCTTCATGCTGACTAAGGATTATAAGGTTGGTCAGACAAGTGGTAAATACCAGATTATTGATAAGTTTGGTAGAACTGCATGGGCTACAAAAGAGGAGCTACAGTCCAAGTCTATTCCACAATACTCTTCTGGACCAGCCAATATCAGTGCAGATTACAGACCTGCATGGCAAGGTGAGGAATTCTTGGTTGACTTCCTTATTCAGTGGTTGAATATTCCTAATCCTGCCAACTATAAAGATGGTAAGTGGATTATGAAGGAAGACCCCTCTGACAGTGAGGTTTCTCTTGATATGGCAGCTCTATTCAAGGGTGATGTAAAAGAGCTTAAAGAGCTTGTTACTCTTGCTGCTGCATATACAGTTAAAGGTGCAGTAGGTATCAGAACTGTAGATAATGAGAATGGTACAAGACAGTATCAGGCTGTATTTACAAGGAAGTTTGCTAAGAATGCTGTAACAGATTACAGTAGGATTGATGCTGCAATCACTGAGTTTCAGAATGCAGGTGGTGCTCCTAATACAGAGTTCTCTACACAACCTTTGCATGAAAATGTAGTAGAAGCTACTTCATTTACTGCACCTGACAATGACCCATTAGGAGCAGCAACAGCTCCTACAGCAACTCCTTGGGGTTAATAACATAAAGATTTAGAATTATGGCTATTAGTATTGGTAAACCTAATATCAGATTAGAAGAGATTTTATCAAAGGTATCAGAGTTAGATATTCTGAACTATTATTTTGGAGTAGACAAGGTACCAACAATTATATCAAGTCCATTAAGACCTGATAACCATCCATCCTTTGGTTTTTATAGCATAGATGGTCAGAAGATACATTGGACAGACTTGGCTACAAAAGATAGAGGAGGAACATTTGATTTATTAGGTAAGTATTGGGGGGAGAGTTACAATGATGTGCTTGCACATGTTTGGGAGGACTTACCCAAGATTACTAAGACTAATGGCTATAGTGCATTAGGTAAACCTAAGATTGTCACTACTAAGGAGTACAGTTCTAACCTTGATTTACAATGTAAGACAAGGGAATGGAGAGAGTATGACCTTGAGTATTGGGCTTCATTTGGTATCACTTTAGAGTGGTTGAAATATGCTGACATTTATCCTATATCCTATAAAATAATCATAAAAGGAGAGAACAGAATGGTCTTCCCAGCAGATAAATATGCTTATGCTTATGTAGAATATAAGGAAGGAAAAGTCACTTTAAAGATATATCAACCATTCAATCAGAAAGGATATAAGTGGTCCAACAGGCATGATAGGTCAGTAATTAGCTTATGGACTAAAGTACCTGAATTTGGGGATAAGATATGTATCTGTTCCTCAATGAAAGATGCTTTATGTCTATGGGCAAACACTGGGATACCAGCATTGGCTATTCAAGGAGAGGGCTATGGTATTAGTGATACTGCTGTTAATGAACTCAAAAGAAGATACAAGGAGGTATTTATCTTATTGGATAATGATAAAGCTGGTCTCATAGATGGAGAGAAACTATCAGCATCCACTGGGTTCACTAACATAGTATTGCCACATTTTGAAGGAGGAAAAGATGTCTCAGACCTCTATAAAACAATAGGAGACAAAGAACAATTCAGAGAAATAATTTTAAGCCTATTTAATAGGTAATGTTTTATCACTAAAAAAAAAAATCATGGAATTTAGAAAAGTAACCATCATCAACAACAAAACTCAGTCCCAAAAAGTTATTCAAGCATCTACTGCAACTACACTGGGTGAGTTGAAAAGAGAAATGAGAGAAGCAGGTATTGAATATGAAGGAATGACATTCTTTGAAGGTCATTTGAGAGCAGAATTGAAAGATAATGCTTCTATCCTTCCTACCAACATTCCTTATAAAGGACAGGTAGTAAATGATTTGACATTCCTGCTGACTGCACCTGAAAAGAAAATCAAGTCTGGTGCTATGTCAAGGGCAGAAGCCTACAATGCAATCAAGGCAAGAGGCTTGCAGGATGAGTGTGTAAAAAGGTTCGGAAAGAACTTCACTATGTGTAAAACTCAGGACTTGATTGACCTGTTGGGTGAAGGCTCTTCAAAACCTGCTCCTGTAAAAGAGAAGAAGGAAGTAGTTGTAGAAGAGAAAGCTACAAAAGAAGTAGAAATATCTAAGGAAAGTTCAATTCCTGAAGGTAATGTTGCAGGTGCATTAGAAGTTCTGTTGGAAGGTCTTTATGGTAGTGATACCATCGAAGAAGCTACCTATAACAGAGCTATGGCTGAACTGAAAGGTACAGATTACAAAGAACCTGAAAAGATGTCAAGGTCAGAAATAAACAAGATGTTTGACTTTGTTCATTAAGTAGAAACCAGTGAGGGAGGAGGCTGAATAAGCCTTCCCCCTCATTTTTTTTATCATGCAATGACCGAAGAAATAAAGAAACAAGTCCATGAACTATATGATAGTATCATGGAAAGACCAAATCAAATCCTACAGTTCTTTCAAGACTTCTTTGGTGAAGGGAGAGTAGATATGCAGGGTTTTCCTACTGAGGATGAATTATATACATACCTTAGTGTAACTCCCTTGGGAACATTCATGGAATGGAGTAATATAGTAGATTCTTCTGCTTACCAAAATATGAATAAAGAGGACCGAGATATAATAAATCTCTTTTGGACAGCAGAAGGTGCTAATAATGAAACTGTTACAAGTGACTCTGCATTAGCTAAATATTTCTTGCCAATAATAAAGGAGGAGATTGCTAATACTATGTTCAATGGCTTATTTATTCTTATTTATTTTCCTACAGTAAGGATTACAAATGAGTATGATAAGTATGTTGATATTAAGGAGTTATGGCTTAAAGTTCCATTTAATTGGCAGGGAAAAGGTAAGGGATATTTTGGAGTGAACAGGTCTAATTATCCACTAAACCACTTTAAGAGAGGGTATATGCACAGCCATGTATCTTCTATTCCAAGAAACAACTTTGAGAATTTCCAAACACCTTGTACTGGTAGAGGACCTATCAATTCTTCTCTTACTACATTAGCTATAGGATATGATGAAGCCATTTGGCAGTTATTATGTCTGGAGCTTGATAGGTATGTAAGAGTAGAATCTATTGATGGAGTTCCATACCACAGACTTGAGAATATTCCTGCACCAGAGATGGGAGATGCTAAGGACAAATTCTCTATGCAATCCCTTAGAGGTGTGGTTCCTTGGAATAGTGCCTTTGGAAGAGAGCAATTCAAGCTATTCATTAAATACCTTCTGGAGACTAAGAAGATTAGGTTTAACTATAGTAATGGAAGTTATGGGATAGGAATGTCCTTCATTGATACAGTAGTTCTTATCAGTAATGAATTTATTAGTTGGTATAATACTGAATATAATAAACATACTTTTGATATTAGTTATGCTGACCTTGTTAGTACAGGTATTATCAATGAATGTATCATAACCAATGGTAAAGTCTGTATACCAAGACCAGCAAGAAGGAATAGTAGTGATGACTATCAGAGATATGTAGGAAAGAAAATCTGTACATTCAAAGGTAGGGAAATTACCTTGACTATTGATGGAGTACTATCCTCAGAGGAGGAGTCTCTTAATAGAACAAGGATACTGAATTTACAATATATTGAAGCTATTGTATGTAGCATGTTGAGAATATTAAATTATGGATATGGAAGAGAAGAAAGAAGTGAAACCAGTGCTGGAGTTAGTCCACAGACAGGATATATTTAAGATTGTCATTCCAGCAGAGGTTGAGAAAAAGATAAGATTTTTATGCAAGAACATCTGGGATGTAGAATGGTCAGGTGTCTTGTTCTATAAAGTTGAGGGAGCTTTTGAAGATAAATCCCTAACTATCAGATGTGTGGATTTGTTCCAAATGGACATTGGTTCAAGTACATATACTGAATTCAATGTATCTCCTGATATGGCTACATATATGGTAGACCATCCTGAATTATTGGAAGAGGGGATATACCAAGGATTAATCCATAGCCATAATAACATGGCTACTTTCTTTAGTGGTACTGATACAGCAACTCTAAGTGCAGAAGGTAATGATATGGCTCACTTTGTATCCTTGATTGTGAATAATGCAGGTAAATATACTGCGGGTGTTACAAGGAAGTACAAATGTGTACAAACTGTATCTGAGAAATACACTTATCCTACTTGGAATGGTGAAGTAAGAGAGGGAGTAGAGACCTTTGATATTGAAGAAGAGAAACTTGAATGGTTCAATTTGGATATAGTATTTGAGAATGCAACTGATGATTTTGAGACTGAAATGATGGAAAGAATCAAAGAAATCAAAGAGTCTAAGAAGAAAGTTGTAATTCCTGTATATAAGGGCTATCCCCAGTATGGTAACTATGGAAAGAACATTGCCCCAACTAAGGAGGTGGGGAGTACATTTCCTATGGATAAAGATAAATACTATGGGGAAGAAGGAAGAGGCTGGTATAAAGCTAATGAAGCTAAGCAATTACCTGTTAAACAAGGTGAATTGCCTTTTGACCAGCCTGAGGAAGAGAATCTTGACATTCCTTATGGTGTTGTAACAGTAGATGAAGACATAGTGCAATCTATTGTAAGGCAACTTGTTACATCAAGTATTATCATTTCAAATGAAAGTGCAGTTGATGTCAAGAAGTGGGCTAATTCTATGGAGAGTCTTTATAGAAGGAGATTTGGAAGTGTCAAAGAGTTTGAATACTTTGCATCAAACTATGTAGATTATCTTATTAATTATACCTATGATGGAGATGTCATGGCAGTTATTAATAATGATGATTCTACTATGGCTGCATTATTGGCACATGATGTAAGAGAAGAGCTTGAGAAATTACCAAAGAATCCTTGGTTAAGTGTTTATATCAAATTAATGGATGATTATATTATTTGATTATGGAAGATGAAGTATTAGAAAGTGCTATAAACCAAATGGTTGATGAACATTTGGAGACTGTTCATTCAGGGACTCTACAGGATGCTCCAGTAGAGATTGATGAACAAGGAGAGGCATTACTTGAAGCTGCATTAGCTGCTGAGGAAGTAGTGATTCCACCCAATTCAGGTAGTTTGCTTGTAGATGAAGCTACAAGTAGATTCAGTGGAGCTATCTGGTATAGTGCCATTCAGTCTAAGACTATTACATTAGCTGGTGTAGGAGGTATTGGAAGTTATGTTGGTTTCCTACTTGCAAGACTAAAACCTGCTGGATTATATTTATATGACCCAGATATAGTTGAACAGGCTAATATGTCTGGTCAATTGTATGGTAGTGGTGACTTAGGACAAGCAAAGGTTAGCTCCCTTCATAGGATGTTACAAGTATATGCAAACTACTATAACAGTGTAGCATATCAAGAAAGATTTACTGCTGAGAGTGAAGCTACAGATATTATGATTTGTGGCTTTGATAACATGGAAGCAAGGAGCCTGTTCTTTGATAAATGGCTTGAGCATGTAGGTAATAAACCTGAGGGAGAGAGGTCTAAATGTTTATTCATTGATGGTAGATTGGCAGCAGAAGAATTTCAAGTCTTTGCCATTCAAGGCAATGATGAAAGAGCTATAGTTGAATATAAGAATAGATGGTTGTTCAGTGATGCAGTAGCAGATGAAACTATCTGTAGCTACAAACAGACAACATTCATGGCAAATATGATTGCATCAGTAATGGTTAATCTATTTGTAAACTTCGTGGCTAATGAATGTAACCCTATTATAGATAGGGATGTGCCTTTTATGACTCAATATTCTGCTGATACAATGTACTTTAAAGTAGAAATGTAATGGCAATAAGTGTACAATTAAATAGGCAACTTCATGATGTATTCTTGAATAGGGGTGCTATTCAATTCCCAGACCATATTAAACCTAATCTTGCATTTGAAAACCATAATGTATTCAATCTATTCTTAAGAGTAGATATTAGTGGACCAGAGATTGATGTTCCATTAATGTGTAAGTACAAGGTTGAGGAAGGGTTATTGAGTAACTACAATCAGCCTAATAGTTTAAAGGAAATGGCTGTTGCTTTATTTGAGAATAGTTATCCCCAATCAAGAAGAACTGCAAATGCAATCTTCAAGACATTCCAGATGAATGATACAAGAGACAGGCTTATGAAGATTACAACTAACACTGGTGAGGTGTATTATGGTGGTAATGGTTATATCCTTGACAAAGATTATAACTTATTAATACTGTACACACTTCATGGAGTTATGGAGGATAGAATTCTACACTACAAAACTGGTAGAATCTATGTGAATCCAAAGGTCTTTGTAAGTAATGGTCTGATTGAGAAAGGCATCATTAAGACAGTCATTCCTGCATTTGTACAGAAGGGTATCATGGTAGATACAAATAACATTGGAGTTACTGCTCAGGATATTAATACTATTATAAGGAATTCAAATGGCTTTGTTGTTCAAGTAATTGAGCCATTACCTGAGATAGTAGTAGCTGATGTGACTGATAGGTTCATAGTAAAACCTAAAAAGCCAACTCCTTCTACATTCAATAATGATGCTATGAATGATTACCTTCTGGAGCATCTTGATAAGGTTGTACAAATGACCTATATATCATGACATTTGAGGAATATTTTGGTGGATGGGTAAGGGTTATAGATATAAAGGAATTAAATAAGGTGGTAGGACAGGTAAGTTTAATTAAAAGAGACTTACTTTGTCCTGCATATCCTGATATATTTAAGGCTTTTAATCTATGCCCTTACAACAACCTTAAAGTTGTAATGATAGGACAAGACCCATATCCCCAAAAGGATGTGGCTACTGGTGTCTTGTTTGGAAACAAGGAGGGGACTAAATTATCTCCTTCTCTTGAAATAGTTAAAGAGGCTTGCATAAACTTTGAAATTCCATATAATAGTATTATCTTTGACCCCACTTTAGAGAGTTGGGCTAAACAGGGAGTACTAATGATTAATTCTGCATTGACCTGTGAAATGAATAAAGTAGGTAGTCATACAATGATGTGGAGACCTTTCATGACCAAGTTACTAAAGAATCTATCAGAGTGGCAGACTGGTATTATATATGTTCTCTTTGGTGAACAGGCTAAGACACTTAAACCTTATATTAATAAGAGTACCAATATAATACTGGAAGAGAAGCATCCTGCATACTATGCAAGGCAAGAAGAAAGGATGCCATCTACTGTATTTCAAGAAGTGAGCAAATTAACTAAAGAAAAGTATGGAGAACCAATTGTGTGGTTCTCAGAATATTAATGTACAAAAAAAAAGTATGAAGAAACTTATTTTTGTGAAGACTGGTAAGGAAGTGGAAATGGGCAAAACACTTGCCTTTGGAATGAACAGTGCTTATGGTTTCATGCCATTTTACACTGTAGTTGTCTGTGAGGAAAGTATTCCATTTCTTATCAAAGAAGGCATAATTAAGGAAGTGGAAAATGAAGAAATTCCCACAGAACCCTACTTCTACATAAAACATCTTGCTGACAGAATTCATTGGAATGTAGATAATCTGAGGAAGTACCTTGGTAATCTATACACAATCTATCCTGCTGCTGTATTCTCAATTCTGTTGAGAGAAGTAGCCATTGTGCTTGATGAAAAGTATGGTAACCACATTGAGAACAGCAAGGAGATTTATGTCATTAGCTGTCTCAGTGGAGAAATATCAAAGGTCAAGGACTTGAATAAAATCAAGAACTTCAAGAATTTTGCTGCATTCAGGACATTGGATGATGCTCTTGCAGCTAAGCATATCTTGAAAGACCCTATGAAACAGTTATTTAAGAGAGGTGGAAAACAGAAGGATAAAGTTTAAATCTGAGAGTTGCAAATCTAAAATATTTTTCATATCTTTGTAAAAAAAAAGATATGGATAGATTATTTACTATTTACAGGCATGTAAGTCCTATAGGTAGAGTTTATGTAGGAATCACAAGTCAAGATGTTGAAACAAGATGGAGACATGGAGATAACTACAGAAATTCTACCTATTTTAAGAGAGCCATAAGAAAATATGGTTGGAAAAATTTTAAGCATGAGATTTTATTTACTAATGTAGAGGAAGAAAGAGCCAAGAGATTGGAGATTGAACTTATCAGACATTATAAGGGATTAGGTATATCCTATAACCTGACTAATGGGGGTGATGGTACAAATGGTTATCATCATACTGATGAATATAAGCAATTCAAATCTCAACAAATGAAGGAGTTTTTCTCTACTGAAAGAGGTAAAGAAATTTGTGCAAAAGGAGGAAAAACTAATTTAGGTAAGAAGTATAATAGAAAAAGTGGATTTACCAAAGGAGATTATCAAGTGAGAATTGTGTGTCAATACAGTTTAGAAGGAGTTCTTCTTAATAAGTTCAAGTCTGTTAGTGATGCTTCAAGAAAAACTGGAGCAAATAATTGCCAAATTGGAAAATGTCTTAGAGGTAAAGCTATAACTGCTAAAAATTTTATATGGAGATATGAATAAGAAAATAAGAAATGCAACTATAACTTCCTATAATGAGATTGTATTCAAGTCTAAACTGGAGGCAATGGTCTATAGGACCTTGCTTCAACATGGGTTTGAGCCTGAATATGAATCTCATACTTATACAATCTGGGAAGGATTTAGACCTACTGTACCCTTTTACACCCGTAATAAAGCTAAGGCTACAATACTAAACCTTAAGAAGCTAATTAATATTACTTATACCCCAGATTTCTACATGGAGTATCAAGGCTTAAAGGTAATTATTGAAGTAAAAGGACAGGTTAATGATGTGTTTCCTTACAAATTTAAGATGTTCAGGAAACATATAGAGAATTTGCCAGATAAAGAAAATTATCTTATCTTTGAGGTCTTTACTAAGAAACAACTCTTAGAATTTATTCAAATTATTAAAGATGAAAGCTATAGAAAGAATGAGGGAATTGCTCAACAGTTTACCCAAGAGTGATATAACTTTAGGTGAACAGTTTATTCAGAGCAGAGATTTTGAGTCACTCAAGGACTTAGTGGATTCAGCAATATTCAAGACAAGGAAGAATATCAAGAGTGAAAATCCTAAACAGGAGTACCTTGATGTAGACTTGACAGAGTTAAGTAATTTAAAGGCTGAGGTGGATGTATATTTAACCCAGCTTGAAGTTCCCAGTAATGAATGGGAAGAAGACATAGAGGAGGAATACTATGATGAAGAGTATTAAAGAACTATCTTGGAATGTAACAGAGGAAGAGTACAGGAAAGACCCTGCAATCAGTTACTCTACATTATCAAGATTTGAAAGGGAAGGATGGAGAAATCTCAGTTCTCTCTTTGATAAGGTAGATAGTCCAGCATTATTATTTGGTAGTGCAGTGGATTGTATGCTTACTGATGGGGAACAAGCCTTTGCTGAAAGATTCATTGTATGTGAATTTCCTAATCTATCAGATAACCTGATAAGTATTACCAAAGTATTATTCTCCAAGTATGGAGATACACACAGAAGGGTAGATACTATTGATGATGAAGTGATTAGTAGTGTGGCTGTAGCCAATGGATATTATGCAGGAGACTCTTATAAAGCTACCAGAATAAAGAAGGTAAAAGAGAGTTGCAATGAGTATTATTCACTACTTGCACTGGCAGGAGACAAGACTATATTATCCCAAAAGGATTATAATGATGTGTCTCTATGTGTTGATGAATTAAGAACCAACTCAATAACCAAGGACTTCTTTTATATAGACCCTTGGAATACTGATATTGAGAAGGTGTTTCAATTGAAATTCAAAGCTGAATGGAATGGAATACCAGTGAGATGTATGTTTGATGAACTTATTGTGGACCACCATAATAAGATTATCTATCCAATAGACTTAAAGACTACTGGGTATCCTGAGGAGAACTTTCAAGACTCCTTTGCTCACTGGAGATATGATATTCAAGCTAAGCTATATACATACATTCTTCAAGAGTGTATCAAGAGAGACCCCTATTTCAGTGAGTTCAAGATTCAACATTATCAATTCATTGTTATCAACAGAAGGACAATTGCTCCTATTGTGTGGGAATTCTATGGGAATTTTGGTACGGTAGATTTAAAGGATGAAACTGGTAAGATATATAGGGATTGGAGGAAGATTCTTACAGACCTAAATTATTATCTTACTAATCCTAACTTGAAATATAGTAAGGAAGTGATGGCAAATGATTGTATTATGCAAATAAAGAATTTAGTACTAGCATGACAGTAATTAAAAGAGATGGTAGTAAGGAAGACTTTAATGTTGAAAAGATTGCATCAGCAGTTGATAAAGCATTCAAGTCTGTGAATCAAATAACTCCTGTGGCAATACATGAAGCTATAGTAAATTTATTTAAGGATAGAGATATTATAGGTGTGGAAGAGATTCAGGATGAAATTGAGAAGTTGTTAATTCAGTACAACTGTGCTTCTGCTGTGAGAGCATATATCCTCTATAGAGAGAAACATAAGGAGGCAAGAGAAATCAATGACAGGCTGAATTACATGGAGAAATACAGTAAGTCAAATGAGAATGCAGCAGCTTCATCAGAAACAGATGCAAATGCAAATGTGACTATGAAGAATGTGGTAACTCTTGAGTCTGAGGTTCCTAAAGTAAAAAATAGGACTATCCAGAGAATGAGAATGAAGAATAAGCTGAATGTATTGTTTCCAGAGGTGGCTAAAAAGTATGAGGAGGATATTAATCATCATATTATTTATATCCATGATGAAGCAAGTTCAGCAGTTCCAAAGAACTATTGTGAGGCAGTTTCATTATATCCTTTAGTGGCAAATGGTATCAAAGATATGGATGGAGTAACTCCTAAGACAGCTAATCATTTGTCAAGTTTCTGTGGACAATTTAATAATCTTGTGTTCTTATTGTCAGCTCAATGCAAAGGTGCTGTAGCTTTTGGAGAGTTCTTTAACTACCTTGATTATTTCTGTGTCAAGGACTATGGTCCTGAATATCACTTGAAGGAAGAAGTATATGCAGATTCTGAACATGTGATGGACAGAAAGACTATAGGACAGAAGATTGAAGCAGCATTTCAGACTATTGTTTATTATATCAATCAGCCTGCACAGAACAGAGGATGGCAGTCTCCTTTTACTAATGTGAGTTACTATGATAAGTATTATTGGGAGGCTTTATTTAAAGACTTCTATTTCCCTGATGGAACACAACCTTCATGGGAAAGAGTATCTTATCTACAAAAGAAATTCATGCAGTGGTTCAATGAAGAAAGAACTAAAGCTATGCTGACATTCCCTGTTGAAACTATGGCATTACTTACAGATAAGGAAGGTAACTATATGGATGAAGAATATAAGAACTTTACAGCAGAAATGCACTCTAAAGGTCATTCATTCTTTGTTTATATTAGTGATAATCCTAATGGATTGGCATCATGCTGTAGATTAAGAAATGAAATTGAAGAGAATGTATTTAGTTTCACTAATGGTCTTACAGGTGTCAAAACTGGTAGTTGTAATGTTATTACTTTGAACATAAGCAGGATAGTTCAAGACTTCTGTAGAGACCATTACAATGGTCCAGATAGAGAGAGATGGATAAGGGAGTTCAAAGTGTATCTCACTGACATTCTTGAGAGAGTCTATAAGTACCATATAGCTTATAAAACTATCCTATATGAATGGGAAGAGAGAGGTATGTTCAATGCTTCTACTGCTGGTTATATTGGTATGAGAGACTTATTCTGTACTATTGGTATCAATGGTATCAATGAAGCTGCAAGATTCTTAGGTATGAAAGTATCCTACAATGAAGATTACAAGCAGTTTTGTAGATTAATCACTGGTACTATTAGTGAGCAGAATAAACTACATAACAGTAAGAAGTTTAAGTTCAATACTGAACTGGTTCCAGCAGAAGGTCTTAGTTCTAAGAACTATAACTGGGATAAAGAAGATGGTTATTGGGTTCCTAATGATACTAAAATCTATAACAGCTACTTCTATAATGCTTGGGATGATAATACAAGTATTCTTGATAGATTTAAATTGCATGGAAAGGAGTTTACAGAGCTTCTTGATGGTGGTGTAGGTCTTCATTGTAATCTTGAAGAACATCTAAGCAAAGAACAATATCTCAAGTTAATGGACTTTGCAGCAGAGAAGGGAACTTCTTATTTCACTTATAACATTCCTAATAGTGAGTGTACTAATGAAAAGTGTCATTATATTACTAAACATGCTATGGATAAATGTCCTAAGTGTGGTTCTCCTATGGAGATTTGGACAAGGGTTGTAGGATTCTTGAGACCAGTAAGTAAGTATGATGAAGGCAGACAATGGGATGCAACTAAAAGAGTGTATAAATGAAATATGTAGATACTAAAATAGTAATGCAGGAGGTTCCTGATGAAATCACCTTAGCCATAAATATAAGTAATTGTCCATGTCATTGTAAGGGCTGCCATAGCCCTTACTTGGCAGAGGATATAGGAGAGGACTTAAGCATTGAAAGACTTACACAGTTAAGTACTGAGGCAGAAGGAATCACTTGTATTTCTTTTATGGGAGGTGATGCAGACCCTAAGAGAATCAATAGATTAGCTAAATGGGTTAAAGAGGAACTTGACTTGAATGTATGCTGGTATAGTGGTAGGGATGAAATAAGTGATGGGATTAATCTTGCTAACTTTGATTATATCAAGATAGGTCATTATGATGAAGAAGCTGGACCATTATATAAACCTACTACTAATCAGAGAATGTATAAGGTGAGCAGATTCTTTGTGAATCCTGTTCTTGTGGATATAACAGATAGATTTTGGAATGAAGATTGAAACTAAATATAGTATGGGAGATGCTGCCTTTGTTATGCACAATAACAGGGCAGTTCCCATAAAAATCATGGGAGTATATTATTCTCTTGATGTATATAAAGGTGAGCATATTACTTATGCAAGTGATATAGTAGTTGCTGGTGGTCCAATCAGGTTTGAGGAAAAGTATGTGTTTAAAACCAAAGAAGATTTGTTGAAATCATTATAAGTTATGGAAGAATGGAGAGATATTGAAGGATATGAGGGGTTATATAAGGTATCTTCATTAGGTAGAATAATGTCAGTTGGAAGAACTTTTAGGACTGGGAAGAATGGAACAAGATTGTGTGTTCTACCAGATTCTATAAAGAAAACTGTTGTTAACAACAAAGGATACTTAAGGGTTTCGTTAAATAAGGGTGGAAAACTAAGAAGTTTTCTTGTTCATAGATTAGTAGCTCAGGCTTTCATTCCTAATCCTAACAATTTGCCTGAAATAAATCATAAAAATGAAATAAAGTCATGTAATGAAGTTAGTAACCTTGAATGGTGTACTACTAAATACAATGTGCACTATACAGGAGCTTATGAATGGAACATGCCTAAGGCATGGGAAGCTGCAAGAAAACCTGTTATTCAAATGGATTTGGAAGGCAATTTTATCAAGGAGTGGGACTCTGCTATTGCAGCAGGGAAAACTTTAAGATTAAGTCAGGGTAATATCTCTTCATGCTGCCTTGGAAAAAGAAACAAATGTGGAAATTTTAAATGGAAATATAAAAATGAGAATTAAAGTAAAAGAAATCACCTCTGGATGTTTTCCTGTGAGAACAGGAAAGGATAAGTCAGATTGCTTTGACTTGTGTTTGGCAGAAGATGTGACCTTAAAGAAAGGAGAGGTTTATGTTGCAAAGTTAGGTATTGCAACTGAACTCCCCAAAGGAATGGTAGCTAAGATTTATAGCAGAAGTAGTGCTCCAAGTAAGTTAGGAGTTACTATTGCTAATGGTCTTGGGTTCATTGACACCATTTATAATGGTGATACAGATGAATGGAGAGCACCACTATATGCTTTCAAGGCTGTAACTATCCCTAAAGGCACAAGAGTATGCCAATTTGAGGTTAAATTATCTCAGTTTGCTACTGTATGGCAGAAATTAAAATGGCTATTATCATCTAAACCACTTCTGGAGCCTGTGGATTTCCTTGGAAATGAAGATAGGGGTGGTATTGGTAGTACAGGAAAGTAATCACTAAAAAAACATGAAACATGGAGTTTGTATGGAAAACTGTGGCAATGATAGTAGTACTGGCTTGTGTAGCCATTATTGCTGGAGTTGTTAATCTAATAATGAATAGAAGGAAGATAGACCCTAAAGTAGGAAGAATTTCCTTTAGAGAGTCTATGGATTTGGTTGAACTGCCGATTGTTACATTTATGAATAATGGCAGGAAACTGAATTTCCTTCTTGATACTGGTGCATCTTATTCTTCAATCAATGAGGCTGCTCTGGAAGGGTTATCTTATAAAGAGACTGGAGAGAGTGGAGGTCATTTTGGAATAGAAGGTACTATCCAAGAATCTAAGTATGTAAGAATGAATGTAGGATATAGAAGTCAGAGCTATGAGGATGATTTCCAAGTAGTAGACTTGAGTCAAGCATTTGGTAATATCAAGCAAGAGTTTGGTATTAACTTACATGGTATTATTGGAAATACTTTCTTTCAGAAGTATAGGTATGTACTGAATTTTGATGAATTAGTAGCATATTCAATGGTATGAAAGACTTAATAGAGTTAAAATCAAGAGGAGAGGAACACAACTATCTTAGGAGATTAGTTAAGCCAGATGACAGTGAGTCACACACTTATATGTTAAAGACTTCCACATATACTATGAGGAGTGGTTTGACAGATAAGAAGAAAAAGTTCATAGACCCATCAGGTGGTCCAATGATAGTTGAGGGAGAATATCTTGAAGAAGCTGAGGCAGTAGTTAAATCTATAGACCATGTAATGGGACAGGGTTATGCTATTACCTTTGAAGTCACACCAGAAGAAGAGCAAGAGTTAATTGATGCACTTGTGAATATATGATTGAAGGTGTTATTTATTGCTATACCTCACCATCAAATAAGTGTTATATAGGGCAAACTATTAACAGAAAACTTAGAAGGTTAGAACATTTATCTCTTGCAATTAGGGGTAAAGGTTTTGCATTTCATAGAGCTTTAAGGAAATATGGTATAGACAACTTTTCTTATGAAGAGTTATTCTTTACAGCATCAAAGGATGCCGAAACCATTAAATACTTGTTAGACACTATGGAACAATACTTTATAAGAAAATATAAAGATAATGGAATAACTTTGTATAACATATCTGATGGTGGGGACAAGATTTATGATTGGACTGGCATACATAAGTCAGAAGAATGGAAGAGGAAGATGTCTGAAATTCAAAAGAATGTTGTGTTTTCCCCAGAGAGGTGTAGGAATATTAGCATTGGAAGGAAGAAACCTATACTTCAATATTCATTACAAGGTGAATTTGTAAAAGAATGGGAATCTGCAAAAGATGTTCCATTTGCAAGACAAAATGCCTTAGTACAATGTTTGAAGGGTAGGAGTAAAACTTGTGCAGGGTTTCAATGGAAGTATAAAGATGAAAAGAGAAATATATGTAGTAACTCAACAAATACTGCCTGAATCTGACAAGTATGAGATAATATCTCCACAAGCTGCATTACACATGCTTAAACCTCTTAGAAAGGTTGGCTTAGATACTGAAACCAGAGGGTTTGACCCTTATACAAAAGAACTCATAATGCTCCAGTTGGGGTGTTATGAGTTTCAAGTAGTAATTGATATAACTACTGTAAGCCTAAGTTTCTTTAAAGACTATCTTAAATCTGATAGACTATTTATTGGTTGGAATATCAAGTTTGACTTGAAGTTTTTATTCCATCAAAGAGTGGTTGTAAAACAGGTTTATGATGGTTTCTTGGCAGAGAAACTTATGTATATGGGCTTTCCTGCTGGTATTCATTCTATGGCTTTAAAAGCAGCAGGTCAAAATTATCTTGGTGTTGAGCTGGATAAAACTGTTCGGGGTAAAGTGATGTGGGCTGGTCTTTCAGAAGATGTTATTGAGTATGGTGCAAATGATGTGAAATATCTGGAGAAGATAATGGATGCACAGGAGAAAGAACTCCAGAAGAGAGGATTAGTTACAGCTCTTGTGTATGAGAATAAGTCTGTTCCTTGGGTTGCATATACTGAATATTGTGGTGTGTTATTAGACAGAAGTAAGTGGGAAAGAAAAATGCTTCTTGATAATTTCACTGTCAAAGTATTTGAGGATGCACTTAGTAATTGGGTTATTAACTCAGCTAAAGGAGAGAATTATGCTTATCATTACTTGCAGATAGAAGGATGGGATGACCCTGATGACCTTGAGAAAGCAAGGAAAAAGATGAAGGGTGAGAGATGCCCAGAAGCAGACATTAAAGGGCAAAAGAGGGGTTATTGTGAAGCATGGAAAGTTCCTATTGATGCAAGGTTAAGTACCAAGTACATAAAGGAAGGCCTTCAAGGAGACCTATTTCTTGGCTTTCAAGACAAGACTCAATGTTTGATTAATTGGGATAGTCCTAAACAGGTAATTCCATTATTCAAATCATTAGGTTTTGATTTGTTAGCTAAAGATAAGGATACTGGTGAATGGAAGGATAGTATTGAGGCAAAAGTAATTGAACCTCAACAAGATAAATCTACCATTGCTTATTTGTATCTACAATATAAGGCAGCAAAGAAGGTTACTTCTACTTATGGTCAGAATGTAATTAACCAGATAAATGAAAAGAGTGGAAGGTTACATACTAACTTTAATCAGTTGGGAACAGATACAGGAAGATTAAGTTCAGGAGGTAAGGATAAATCAAACAATATTGAGTATCTTAACTTTCAGAACTTTCCATCTGACAGTGAGACAAGAGCTTGCTTTGTTGCAGGAAAAGGAATGAAATGGATTTCTTGTGACTATAGTGGGCAAGAATCAAGAATCATTGCAGATGTAACCAATGACCCAGCTATGATTGATTTGTTCAATAATGGTTGTGGTGATATTCATTCTCTGGTAGCCAAGATGTCTTATCCTGAGATAATAGGAAATTGTCCTATAGAAGAAGTAAAGTATAAGTTCAAACATTGGAGAAGTGAAGCTAAGGGTGTTGAATTTGCCATCAATTATGGTGGTGATGCTAACACTATTCATGGTAATAAGGGTATTCCTCTTGTAGAAGCCAACAAGATTTATAATAACTACATGAAAGGTTTTAAAGGTATGAAAGTGTATCAAGACAGACAGAGAAAGTTTGTCATGGAGCATGGATATATCATTACTGACTTTTCAAGTGGAAGAAAGGCTTATATCTATGATTATGATATATTAATGGGTATAAAAGCAAGGTTCAATCAAGAGTATTGGGCTACTTATAAACCTTATAAAGGCAAAGAGAATAAGTTGCTTCCTAAACAAGTGAAGAATGAGTTATATCAAAGATTTGCCAGAGGAGACAACTTTAATTCTATGGTGGGAGTATATCATTATACAACCAAGAAAGCAGGAAAAGATACTATCAGAGAGGCTTATGTAAGTATAGCTGATGTATATGTGCATCCTGTAAGACACTTCTTTAAGAGAAAGTCTGCATCTGAAAAACAAGCAATCAATTATCCTTGTCAAGGATGTGGTGCTACTATGTTCAAGACTGCATCTATCTTTTTATGGGAATATCTTGTAGAGCATGATTTGTTATTCAAGGTAAAGTTATGTATTCCAGTACATGATGAATGGAATATAGAGGTTCCAGAAGAGATAGCTGATGAAATGACAGAGGTTTTGAAAGATTGTATGAAGAGAGCTGGAGCATTCTTCTGTAGGAAAGTAGAACTTCCTGCTGAGGGTGATGCAGCAGATTTTTGGATTCATTAGTATGACAGGACAAATTATACTTGGATTAATCCTACTCCTTGGTTTTATAGGAGTAGGATTCCTTATCAAACACCAGAATAAAGTAGATAAGGAAAGGATTTGGGTCCATAAGAAGACTGGAGGGCAATATAAACCTTTGTATGTGTGTCAAATGAAAGATATTACAAGCAGGAAGTGGTTTGAATCTATAGCCTATATTAGTCTTAAGACTGGAGATATTTTTATTAGGGAAAGAAAGGATTTCTTTAAACAGTTTGTAACATTAAAAGAATGGAGGATTAATAAGATATGATTGAAGATAATAGGGAAAGAATCCCTGAAAGTAGTATCCTTAAAGAGGATGTAAGGAGTTATAATGTGGGTCAATCAGACTATTCTAAACATAGGATACAGCCTTGGGATATATGGCTAGAGTATAAGCTTAATCCTTGGGATGCTGATATAGTGAAGAGGGTACTCAGAATTAAAAATACTGATAGCAGGAAATTAGATTATGAGAAGATTATCCATATTTGTAAGGAGAGGATTAGACAAATTGATTTAGGATTATAGCAGTGGGTAGAGTGAATAAAGTAAAAAGTATGTATAGATATAAATAAATAGTATGGCAGGACAACAAGGAATTTATTGTGCCCCAGACACTACAATCCCTAATAGGGATAGGGTAGATGTAGGATGTGCTCCTGATGGAGCAATGCAACTCTGGGTTATGGAATATGAAGTTACTGGTATAGGTAAGGGATGTGCAATGTGTAAGGCTATTAATCCTCAACAGGCAGAAATGCTCTTGAAGAGTAATGGTATATACAATGGGAGTTCACATCTATATAAAGTAACAAGAATTGAACAAGTGATTGTACCCCCTTGTAATGCTCTTATAGCTGAACAAGTGGTAACTTATGAAGAAGTACTATCATGAAATGAAACAATTTACACATAGAGAGTTTGTTAGGGTGGTAGTAGCCAATGGTTTCTATTATGACAGACATAATGGAGACCATGCTATCTACCTTAATGAAAAAGGCAGACATATTAGCATTCCAAAGAAACTTGAAAGTGTTATTGCTCGAAGACTTATAAAAGAAAATAATTTAGAGATAGATATTAAGAGACTTAAAAAGAAAAGAAAGATGGATAATTTACCATTAGGAGCAAGCAATAACCCAAAGGCTCCATTCAATGAACCTCTTAATGTAAAGCATAAGAGGTTTGTGAGTGTAACCATATCATATTATGATGAGGTAGAATTACCTCCAGATGCAGAGGAGGAACAGATTAAGGAAGCCTTTCATAAAAAGGTAGAAGATGCTGAGTTTCCTAAAGAGTTTGATATTGATGAAGTTGTAGTAATAGATGATTAAAATATGAGATTAATTAAACCAAGTTTTTCTATTTGGGACCAACAAGAAGGTCTTGAAGGAGTTTATAAACAAATTGAAAGGGCAGGGAGAGTATGTTATAAATCAGAAGATAAGATAACAGAAAACTCTGCTAAGGAGTTCGTAGATAGGATGATTAAGTCAGGTCATGGTGCTATGCTGGAACATGGTACAGTGTATCTTAAAATTCCTTATGGAACTATGGATGATAGAGGAGAGTTCTCTAATGAACCTATAGTTATAAAGTATATAGACAATCCTTACTCTGTAGTAATGAATAATAGTGAGAATGACTATTGGTATATAACCAGTAATTATAGAGTTATTATAGAAAATGAGTGGATTGATGACCTACAATACCTGTGTGAACCTACAGAGTTCCATGCAAAGAGAATTACAGTTAAGTTTATTTGTGATAGAGGTGTATCCCATGAATTTGTAAGGCATAGAGTATTTAGTTTTGCTCAAGAAAGTACCCGTCAATGGCGGCATTAACTAGTAATAGTTATTGAAAATTCAGTGAATTGCTGGAAAGCTAAAATTTAATATTTAAAATTTGTATAATTCAAATATTTTTCGTATCTTTGCATTAGTTTAATAAAAACATAAAATATGAGAAAACTAATGTATAATATTGGAGATAAGTATGGTCATTGGACTATAGTAGGAACTGCTGAAGTTAGAAATAAACAAACTTATGTTAAAGTACAATGTGATTGTGGTACCATTTCAGAAGTATCTCTTACTTGTTTATTGAGAGGAAAGACTACTCAATGTAAGAAATGTTCTGCTAGAAGTAGATTAAATAGAATTGAGATAGGAACACATATTAAACATTGGACAGTTCTTGAAGGACCTATATATCAAAATCATACTGCTTATTATAAAGTAAGATGTGATTGTGGTAAAGAACTCCTTAAATTACCAATAGAGATTTTAAATCCTAATGGGGATTTTCAGTGTGCAAGCTGTGCACAAAAAGAAAATAAGATAGAATCTATGATTGCTAATGGTATGGTAGGAGATTTGGCATTAACTCAATATACTAGATTAAAGAAATCTGCTGAAAGAAGAAATTACGAATTTTCTGTGTCTATAGAATATCTATGGAATTTATATATTTCTCAAGGCAAGAGATGTAGTATTACAGGAGATTTAATACCCAACATTAGAGAGGCTTCTTTAGACAGAATAGATTCTAATCTTGGATATATTGAAGGAAATGTGCAATGGGTTACTTATAGAGCTAATATAAGTAAACATATGATGACCATGAATGAATTATATGAATTTTGTAAAAAGGTATTAAATCATGCTAATCAGCAGCCAAGCACACCTTTAACAAAGTGTGAAGGTTCAGAGACTAACAGTTGAAACCTCATTTGAGGAATATAATACTGACACGAGTGCTGAACACCCTGTAAATCTATAGGGTGATGATATAGTCCGAACTATATGGAAACATGTAGAATTTAGAGATAAATAACTCTAAAGATAACAAATGTATTGCAACTATTCCAAGGATAAGTTTGGTAATGAGCTTACCTTTATTATTCCATGTTGGATGGATATTCCTGAAGGTAGTATAGATTTAGGAAATTATGATAAAACATCTGCTAGATATGAAGATGGAAATGTTCATATTATTGATACTAAACCACCTTATGTTGGAGTTGATTTTATTAGAAGTTTATGTGAAGCAGAATATAATTATTTAAGTATGATAAGAAATGGCTGGAAACCACAACAAGCAAGAGCAGTATTACCTAATTCACTTAAAACTGAGTTAGTAATGACTGGTTTTGTGAGTGATTGGGAGCATTTCTTTAAGTTAAGAGATGCAGGCAGTGCTCATCCTCAAGCAAGAGAACTGGCACATCCATTACACATGGAGTTTTTGAGAAGAAATTATTTGGTGGATTTATATGATGAAGCCAATCCTGATTAATAACTAAAAAAAAAAAACAAGGACAATCTTTGAGGGTATCAAATCTTCTGAGGTATTCACTGTTGTGTTCCAAAAGCAGGATAAAGCTAAGACCAAGAAGCAATATGAAGCTGAAAGGGAAGCACAAAGACAAGAGGCTGTAGCTTTGATTGACAAGGCTAAGAAAGCTAAGAAGTCAATGGCTGTAGCTTATAAAGAAGCTCTGGAACACATTCAGAATAACCCTATTAAGGACTTCATTGAAGGAGAAGATAGGGTACTGAGAGGCTACAAGATGCAGTTTGTATCAAGGGATGGTAAGTACAAATGTATGGATATGGATGTTGTAAGAGGTCCAAAAGAAACTGGTGAAAGACTGGTTAATATCAATACAATATCTCAATTGGTGTATAATGGAGTAAAATATGTTGTAGAAAAGTAATTAGGGGAGCTAAGTCTCCCCTTTCTTATTTTTAAAGAGTTTGGTTTACCTCTCAAAAAGAAAACCCTTAATAACTTGCATATTAAGAAAACAACCTTTATATTTGCACATAAATTTAATTATAAATCTATAACAAGATGAGTAAAAGATGTATCACAACTAATTCTACAATAGAAGAATTGGCTGCCAAATTACAGGGTGAAACTATAGAATCAGCCAAAGGACTTGTTGAGCTATGGCAAGACAAGAATAATAAGGACTGGGACACTTATCCTACTGCTTCTGAACTAAATAACTTTAGGACAGAACTAAGGAAAGGTAAGGATGAAATGATAGAGGCTTTAGATAAAGCACTTTCACCTGCATTTGAGGCTCCAAGGATTTCCACTGTGGAAGAACAAGCTAAAGTAGATTTGGACTTTGACCCAAGAACAAGAAGAGACAGGGTTAGTCTGATTGCAAGATTCTTTAGCAATGAAATAGATACAGCACTGCAAGAACACAATGATACTCTTAATAAGAGAATTGCTGATGCTGAAAAAGAAGGTGATGTACTTGCTGTCAATGAACTGAAAGAGGAGTTAGGAACTCTTGATAGGTTCAAGATAATCAAGTTATATACACCTGCTGGCTTATTTAGTAGAGTAAGGGATTATTTCAATAACTATATACTTGACTCTGAGGAGAATAGGATACAATCAGAGCTGAATACAATCAATGGTATGAAGGGTTCTGAGAGATATAGTGATGAACAGAAGTATGAAGCTGCAAAGAAGAAAGCATTATATAAAACTAATGCTTATCAGAAGGTAGTAGATAACTTCAAACCTTTGGCTGAGGAAGCAAGTACTATACTAATAGCCACTGAGGGGATTAGGATTGACCCTAATTATATTGCCCCTAAAGATGCCAACCTCAATAATGATACTCCAGAGGGAGATAGTGCAGTAGATACACAAGCTGATGATTTTGCAAAGGATGAGGCTTTCAAGGATGGATGGATGACTAATTATAGGGAAGTAAGTTCTCATGAATCTCTAAGTCAGGAGGTTAGAAAGGTAATCAGAGAGATACCCCAACTTGACTACAGAGGAAAGTATGATAAGGATGATTTAGGAAATCTAAGATTTCTTGATGCAGACTATGTTCATGCAACCCTTATAGATAAGCTCAGAGATATGATTACATCTGATGATATGTTACCACTTCTGGAGACTCTGGGTAATACCAAGCCTTGGACTAAGCAAATAGTCAAGAAGCTACAGGCTGAACCCAAACTATTCAGTCAGTTCTATCAGGATTTCAGAAAGGACTTTATGCCTTACTGGATTCAGAAGAAGAAGCTACAGGCTGATGGTACTTTCAAGATGGAAACTATTGCTATCAATAAGCCTGAGGGTGTCTATTATCTACTTGATGAATGGAGGGATAACTATGAGAATGGTAATCTGCTTGATGATGATAGTATCTATGACAAGAATGGAGACTTGAATCTTGAGAATGCAGAGAATGGTCTTAAATGGACTGAAGCTCTTAATAACAGATTTACCAATCTTAGTACAGAACAAAGGTTGGAACTTCTACAGGATGAAAAGGTTTGGAAGACATTGAATAAGCTCCTTAATATGATTGGTATCAATGCTAATCAAGGTGTATTATTGGATGCTCTGACCAATATAAAGCAATATGAAGGTGGTACTGCAACAGACCCAATTATGTTGCTTCTTCCTCAATTAAATATCATATTCAGTGGTGTAAAGAAAGGTGAGGTTAAATCTGAGACTCTTGAAGATGGAACTGAAAAGAGAGGGGATTTGATAAATACATTTGGTTCTGCTTACAATAGCATAGCTATGATGCTTGCAGAAGTAACAGAAGATGCCATTGAAAGTAGTGTGAGGGAAAATGATAAGTCATACTATAGCCATGTTACTCCTAACTATCTTGGCAAGTTGATTAAACAGCTTAAGAATGTTATGGGTAATGAAGCAAGGTTCAAAGAGTTTGTTGAAAATGAATTCGGACAATATGAATGGTTCTATAAGGATGGTAGATGGAGAAATGACTGGATTGAGCAACTGGTAAATAACCCTGAAATGAGAAGAGGATTGAGCCATAAGGTTCTACTTAACTCAGATAAGGTTGCATATCAGAACTGGGATGATTTGGATTATACCTTAGTATTACTGACAGAATACTTTGGAGACCCAGATAACAGTAAATCTGATATTCAATGGGCTAATTACCATGTGCCAATTCTTTCAGATAGTCCTTCTGCTGAGTTCATTAGATTCAGGAAGTATGACAATCATAGCATCATTGGAGAAGATGGTGAGTATATGAAGTATGATGATATTATCCTTGATAGGATGGTTGATTTGGTTAATCAAGAAGTAGATAGAATAGCTCTTGTAAACCAAAGGGATGTTGAATATCAAAAGGGTAATCCTAACATTGCTCCTATTGCAAACTATGATATAATCAGAGATGAGGAAGGGAAAGTTAAAAGTAAAGGAGGTTCTGAGTTTAAGTTCCTTACAGCTCTGAATGATGTAAGATATGACAATGGTGAGACTTTCCTTGATAGGTTCCAGAGAATCCAGAATGAAGGAACTGGTGCTGAGTTAAGAGAGTTCATCAGAGAGTCAGTAAGAGAAGCTCTTGATAATGAGTTTGAACAGACTTACAGAGAATGGGCTAAAGCTGATTTACTTGAAGAACTGCCTAATGGTAAGTACAAATATCTTGGAGTAATTGGTGTAAATGCTGGTCAAAGTTCTTATAATAGGAATACAGCAACTTCTTTGAACAATGCAAAGAAGGCTCTTGAAGGAATGTGGACTACAGAAATGGATATTCTTTTAAGGGATTACAACAATAATAATCCAGTGGATGATAGAAGGGCAACTACTCTATTTGAAAGTATCAAGGACTTGTTGAGAGAGAAGATGGTGAGAGGTGAGATTACTGCTAAGGAAATGGATAGTATCAATAGAAACTTGGTTATTAGAAATAATGCCAAAGCTAAGTTGAGAGAATACTTCTGGAATAGTAAATTTGCTACATCACAAATTATTGAACTCGCTACAACTGACCTTGCTTTCTATAAGAATATAGAGGACTTCCAAAAGAGATATAAGGAAGTCCATGCTCCTGCTCTTAGACTCAATACCAACTCTAAGTATGGTAGAAAGGAAGAGAGGACTATCTATCTAAAGGATGATGAGATTGTATCTTCTGCACTTGATGATATTGCAACTGTACTTGATGAAAGAGTCAAGAAAGGTGAGATGTCAAAGAGAGACAGAGATTTAATCTTGAATAAGTTCAGAGAGGTAAATGTGGCAGATGCTCAGGCTTACAGGTCATTAAGTTCTTACAGAGCTATTCTTGATATGTCTGGTCAGTGGACAGATGATATGCAGAGAGCCTTTGATAACTTCCAAAATGGTAAGTGGGATATGGCTGATTTCAATATTATTTGGCAGACTAAGAAACCTTATGTGTACACTCAGGTGAATAATCTAAGTGGAGTCCAAGGTCATACAGGCATTAAGACACCAGTTCAGCATAAGAACTCAGAGTTCCTTCTTATGGCTATGCACCAGTTAGTTTCAGGTCCACTTGGTAAATCAGGTAAACTTGTAGCTATCAATGAGTTTATGGAAGAGAATGGAATTGATGTAGTTCAATTTGAATCAACTACTAAGGTTGGGAAACAAGGTGTAATTGATTTGAACAGTGTCAATACTAAGGAAGATGTCAAGTCTGTACTTAAGAATGCCACTACTCAGAATGGTGTTGAGAATCCTAATGTAGTTCATAAAGTAAGCTATGAGGATTATGGTATTCAGACTGCAACTCCAGAACATGCTATTGATGCAGTTCAGTTAGTTGGTACTCAGATTAGAAAGCTGATTACAGCAGATATTAGTCCAGATGTTAAGATTGATGTAAATGGTAGGGAAATGTCTAAGCAGGAATGGTTAGATATGTATAATGCTATTAACACTGAGAATATCATTCAGGCTTTTGCTGATGTAAATGAAATCTTTAAAGACCCCAAACAGGTTGAGAAGATACTTCTTGAGGAATTAAGAGGTAATCAAAGATATGGAATTGATATGATTAGAGCTTGTACTCTCAATGAGAAAGGACAATTCAATATTCCATTATTTGACCCTGTACAATCCCAAAGAGTACAGACATTGCTGAATAGTATTATCAAGAGTAGGATTACTAAGCAGAAGATTAGAGGAGGAGCACTTATTCAGGTGTCTGACTATGGTCTTACTGATGAATTAAAGATTGTTTTTGAAGGTGAAGGAGAGAACAAGAGAATCAAATATCTCGAAGTTTATATGCCAGCATATAGTAGGAAGTTCTATGAACCTCTTATGAAGGCAGGTACTCATGAACTGGATGTAAATAAATTACCAGACAGCTTGAGAAAGTTGATTGGTTATAGAGTTCCAACAGAGGACAAATATTCAATGGCTCCTCTTTATATTAAAGGTTTCTTACCCCAGCAAAATGGTTCTGCAATTATGCTTCCAGCAGAGATTACTACCCTAAGTGGTTCTGACTTTGATGTGGATAAATTGTATATTATGCTGCCTGAGTTCAAGATAACTCCTAAATATAATAGAAGACAGTTTGTTGATGATTTGGTTGCTCAATTGACACAAGGAAAAGCTGTATCTCCTGAAATGTTGAAGGAGTATAGACAGAGTGTAAACAGAGCCATAGATGATGGTAGGAAAGCTCCTAAGGATAGTCAGGAATACAATCTCTGGAAGACATATAAAGCTAATAGAGAGAAGTATAGAGTATCTTCTGAGGACAAGATTGAGAAGATTGAATATGACTTTAGCAAGTCTCCACAAGAGAATAGTCTTGAAGCCAGAAACAATCTACTGATTGATATGATGTGGGGTGTTCTGACTAATGCTGACACTGCTTCAAAGATGCTTAACCCCGGTGGTTTTGATTATCAGAAGAAGTCTGCAAGAATAATTAACATTCTACAATCCAGTAGAGAGTCTGAACTAAGAAAGGAACTGAATATTCCTGAAAATCAAAGTACTCTTTCCAAGTTACAGAGTATGGATTTAAAGAAACTTGACAAATTGGCAGAGAAGTTCAAGAAAAAACTTGACCCTCTTAACCCAAGAACTCAAGTTCAACTTCATCAGCAGAATATGACTGGTGCAGCATTGATTGGTATTTATGCCAACCATAATGCAAACCATGCTTTGATGCAACATACTGAATTAGGTCTTGATACTGAGAATGGCTCTTTCTTACTTAATGGTAAGAGACTGACTTCTCTTCATGGTCTGATGAATGACAATAAGGAGTATATCTCAAGGAATAATGCAGGTTTCCTTGCTGCATCTGTGGATAATGTAAAAGACCCTGTGCTTGCTTCATTGAATCAGAATACATTCACTGCTGATGCCTCAATGCTTTTAAGTAGGCTTGGTTATAATCCTATTGAGATTGGTTTGATTATGTCACAACCAATTGTAATGGATATTACCAATACCTATTTTAGAGAGAGTAGGGAAGGCAAAGGAAAGGACACAATCATTGATGAAGTCATTGAGAATTACAAGAAAAGGGCTGCAATGATGGAAGATGTAACCTATGACAATTATAAATCTAATAAGTTCATGGCAGATGAATTGGCAGACAATATCATTCTCCAGAAGGAAGTAGAGGAATTGAGTGATAGGACACAGACATCTGACTACAGAAAGGTTGAGTTCTATAAGAAGCAGGTGGCTGCTGGCTATTTATTCAAGAGAATAATGGGCACAGCAGATGCTTTAGGACAGTTAGTTCAAGCTACAAGAGCAGATACCCAAGGTGGTGCAGCAGGTCCTACTATTGCAGATACACAGATTAAGATACAGAAAGTTGATGACTTCCTGACTAATGTGGTTTTAAATGAAAACTCCCCTTTAACTGGTGCAGATGTTATTATGCCTTTCAGTATGAAAGGTATGGATATTGACCAGATAAGAGAGAGGTTATTAAGTTCCCCATTACCCTATTTACAAGCATTCTTTAGTCTTGGTATTGACCAAACACAAGAAATGTTTAGTAGATATTTCCCTCAGTTCACTTCTTCATTCAGAGAAGTAATTGATGGTAAGGAAGGGTTGAGAGGCTTAAGACAGTACACTAAGACAGGCAAGTTAAATGCAAAGACACTCAATAACATCTACAATGATTTGTTAGCTTATATTATGTCCAAGACATCATTCTTTGGGCAAGAAGCTAACCTAAGAGCAGATGATAAGGTTACAACATCCAGTGATAAGAGAAGGGATTTCATCAATAATTTCCCTGATTATTTCAACAGAACATTGAGTGAACATCCTGAAATAGCTGAACTTGAGTTTGTTAAGAGATTAAGAGTAATAAGGGCTAACCAAAACAATCCTGTAGATACAGTAGTATTTAAGAATGTTGGTCAATTAAGTCCTACTCTTAGGGAAAGATATATGAGAGACTGGCAATCATTGTTATATATGGGTCCAGAAGCTCAGGCTTTAGCTCTTAATTTATTCAGATACAGTTATTACAGAAATGGATTTGCATTTGGACCTTCTACTTTCATTCATTTAGCACCAACTGCCATTAGACAGTCTGTTCCAGAGTATATTGATACACTGAGGGGATTGTTGGAAAGTGAGGATGATTACAGTCAGTTTATTGACCAGTACATCTACAATCACTTGGATAACAGACAGTTGGTTCCTGAGGTTCCCACAGAGGCTTCCACTTCTTTTACTAATGAACAAGGTGATGCTTTAGATATGGTTAAAATAACCATTGATACTGAATCTAACAGTGGTGATAAGAAGATAATAAGGAAGAGAGAGGGAATAGGAGAGGAAACAACCTATGACTTCTTTAATTACATAGCAAGAAGATATAAGGGAGGTACAATATATTACAGGCTTACACAAGTTGATAATGTACAACCTAATGTAGCTGTGTATGAAAGGATAGACCCACTTGGATTCAAGAACAGTTTCATTGAGTATGAATATGGTAAGGATGTTACTGAAATGAAGTCAGTAATTGATAAGAATGACAGGGATTATACTCCTAATGTAAATCAGGATATAACAGCCTATCAGGAAGCTGATATTGATTATGACTCCATGCCAGAATATCTTAACTATGATTTCTCAAGTCTGACTCAAGATATTGCAAGTGAGGCTTTCAGTCAGGTGTATGGTGCTCCACTTGAAGTGAATGAAGGGAAAGCAGATGATATTAATTCTATCAATCCAAATACTGAGTATGAGGATGCAAATAATGATAAAATCTGTGGTGCAAATACATTATATGAATTATAGATATGGCTAAGAAATGTGCAATAGTTCCTCAAGTGAGGAACAGTAAAAATGAGGTAGTAAGCAGCAGGTTATTTAAAGACCTGCTGGCTTATGCCCCTAATAGACAGGAGGCAACAAGAATATACCTTATTACAAAGAGTAGTGACTTTATTACTAATTGGAATCCAAGATTACAGATGGATGAAAATGGTGAACCTACTCTAAGTAGTCTCTTGAAGAAAACTAATCTAAGAAGTATTATTGATGAGCAGAAGATTCTAAAGAACCTTAATGAAGAGATTGGTCATTACCATAAGACAGGTAGAGCTAAGTTATATCTGAACAATGATGAAAACTATAGAATGTTAGTCCAAAAGGCTATTCAATTCAACACTCAGTCAGAGTTTAGAGAAGACTATGTTGCATCTGTTGAAAAGGTATGGGACAATGAAAGTAATAGGGTTTATATTAGTCCTTTTGTCAGAGTAAGAAACAAGATGAATAGTCTTGAAGCCAATAATATGCAGTATAATTATACTCTTAATAATAGGTTGAGGGAGATATTATCTGCTAATGGCATTGGGATAGGTGCTCTTACAGACTTGGAACAGAGAAGAGGAGTGGCAGGAGTAACAGACTTTAGTCAAGCCAGAGATGCTGCAACAGGTATAATTGAATTAATTAGACTTGCTGATGGTATTAAAGGTGAGAGAGCATTACCAGAGGAGTTTGCTCACTTTGCTATTGAGGCAATGGGTGATAATCCCCTTATAAATAGACTGGTTAATCACTTGGCTAACAATAGTTTGGTAGGTGAGATATTAGGTGATGATTATAACACTTATGATAGTCTGTATAAAGGTGATGAATCAAAGTTAGCCAGAGAAGCTGCTGGTAAATTACTTGCTAAACACTTATTACAGTCTGAACCCATTCCTTCCTCATCTTATAAATCCCTTCTGGAGAGGTTTATCAATGCTGTAAAAAATTTCTTTAGAGGATTAGGGGCTTCACAGTTCCAAAAGGCAATGCTTGAAGCAGAGAGTAGCTTTAGTAAACTGGCTGGTGATATTCTTACTGGACAGATGGATGAAGCTATTAATGTTGAGAACATTAGTACCTCCGAGGCTTTCTATTCCACTACTGAAAGGGTAGATAGGGATAAGGCTTTGTTACAAAAGATTATAGACAATGAGTTGAAGAGGCTCAAGATTTATGAAAAGAGAAATCCTAACAGTCAATTTAGTGCCAATCAGAGGTTATTAATAGACAGGTTAGAGCTTGAATTAGCTGATAATAGTGAGATTGAAGGTATCTATATGTTCCTTGATAATGCACTTGAAGAACTAAGGAAAGTAAGTAGTAGGCTTGAGGTATTGAGAAATACTCCTGCAACCAATCTTAATGAAAGGGCTGGGGTACTCAGGGACATCAGGAACTATATGTACAGTTATAAGAGGATAGCTGATTCAGTGAGAGAGGCTCTCAGAGAGGAAGAGAAGTCTACAGACAATAGATATGGTCAAAGAGTAAGGGTTGCATTAGATAATGTCACTACAATGCTTAATGACCTTGCAGTGGACTACAATACAATCTCTATGCCTCTATTTGTTGATTTCATCAAACCTTTTGTAGGAGATAACCTTGTGGTTCCTTTTGGGAAGTACAAAGGAAAGACTCTAAATGCAGAAGAGTTGGTTAAAGTAGCTGATGAAGATATTTCTTTCTTTGACAGATGGCTGGATAGTATGGCAGATAGCTCTGATTATATGTTGAAGATTATGGACCAAGCTGTTAAAAAGAGTAAGGAACAAGCCAGATTGAAGACTATTGATATTCAGAAGGAACTGCAAGCTGCCACTATTAAACTTGAACAGGCTGGTGTGAAAGACACTGAGTGGATGTTTGAGAGGGATAGTAAAGGTAATCTGAGTGGTAACTACATCAGTGAGATAAATCATGCTCTATTCAGAGAGAGAATGAGGACTATGTTCCAAAGTCTTAATGAAAAGTATGGTAGAAATCCTGTAGGGGAGAATGCTGATAAATACAATGAAGAGAGACAGAACTGGTTCAATGCCAATATGGAAACTGTAGATGGAGTTAGACAACCTAAGAAGTCCATTTATGAAAGTATGGAGTTCAGAAGGCTGAATAAAGCCCAAAGGGACTATTACACTACTGTAATGGATATTAAGGCTAAACTTGATGCTCTACTTCCTGATAAATATACAAAACTGAATAGTGCTGTAAAGATTAGGAAAGACTTAGTTGAAAGGGTTAAAAGCTCTGAAAGTGTGAAGTCTGGTGCTCAACAGGTTTGGGAAAGTATCAAGGACAATTTCATTAGGAGAACTGATGATACAGACTTTGGAGACAAGGCAACTGTAAAAGACTTTGAGGGTAGAGAGGTACAAATGTTACCTATCTACTTTACAAAGCTCAAGAAGGGAGAAAGTGCTAATGATTTATCTACTGATATAGTAGGTACTATGACTGCTTATGCAGCAATGGCTAATGACTTTGATGAAATGAATAAGGTCATTGATGTTCTTGAAGTTGGTAGAGATATGCTGAGAGAAAGACAGGTCACTCAAACAGAAGGTGGCAAGCCTATGGTTGAGAAATTTAAGGTAGTAGGTAGAAAGGTTGAGAGTAAATTAACTAAGACAGGAGACAAGTCAAGATTTATGGAAAGACTGAATGACTTCTTTGAAATGCAGGTATATGGAAGATATATGGCAGATGAAGGAACATTTGGTAAGACTAATATTGACAAGGGAAAGGTAGCTAACTTTATTAATAGAATGACTTCTATGAATAACTTGGCATTGAATGTCCTTTCAGGTGTTTCCAATGTGGCTACTGGTAAGGTGATGATGAGAATTGAGTCTTTCTCAGGAGAGTTCTTCAATGAAAAGAATACCCTAAGAGCTGATAGAACTTATGGTAAGGAATTACCAGCATTCTTAGCTCAGTTAGGTGATAGGGTAAAGACTAATAAGTTAGCTTTATGGGATGAACTATTCAATGTAATGCAGGAATATGAACAGGATACAAGAGAAGTCAACTTTGATAGGAAGACTTGGTTCAGTAGAATGTTTGGTACATCTGCTTTATTCTTTATGAATAATGCTGGTGAGCACTGGATGCAGAATAGAACCAGCTTAGCTCTGGCAGATGCTTATAAAATGAAGGCTCCTAATGGTAAGTTAGTAAGTCTATGGGATGCTTTTGAGGTTGTACCATTAGATAGTAGTAATAAGAAGTTAGGTGCTAAATTGCAGCTAAAACAAGGTTATACTAAGGCTGATGGCTCAGCTTTTACTCAAGAAGATATAATCAAATTCAGTAGAAAGAGTGCAGCTATTAATCAAAGAATGCACGGTATTTACAATAAAGCTGATAGAAGTGCAGTACAAAGGTTGGCTATTGGTAGATTGGGTATGATGTTCAGGAAATGGATAAAACCTTCGCTCAATAGGAGGTTTAAATCAGCTACATATAACTATGACCTTGAAGCATGGACAGAAGGTTATTATCTTACTACTGGTAGGTTTATGAATGCTCTATTCCAAGACCTTAGGAAAGCTCAGTTTGATATTGCAAGTAAGTGGAATGAAATGACTCCCACAGAACAGTCAAATGTCAAGAGAGCATTAACTGAGGTAGCACACTTCCTTGCAGTAGCAGCAGCTATTGGATTAATAGAGTGGAGTGATGATAGGGATAGACCTTGGTTAGTCAAAATGATTGAGTATCAGTTGAGAAGATTATACACTGAATTAGGTGCTCTTACTCCTACTCCAGAAATGGTTGGTGAAGGTTGGAGGATATTAAAGTCTCCTGCTGCTGGTGTAAATACAGTAGAAAAGACTCTTAATCTAATTAATCTTATGAACCCAATGAACTATGAAACATTCAATGGAGAAGATGCTATACTTAAGTCTGGACCTTATAAAGACAAGTCTAAAGCTCAACAGAGCTTACTTAAGTCTCCTCTTGCTCCTATGTATAACACAGTTATGAGAGGTATTTATATTGAAGACCAAATACCATTTTTTAAACAATAATAATTAAAAAAAAAGTTATGGGTGATTTTAAAACAAGATTAGTAGAAGAACAAGTTCAACTTGAAGATAAATTAAGTAAGTTGAAAAGTTTTATTGAGAGTGACAAGTTTGAGAGTATTGATGATGCTCAAAGAGCTTTATTAAAAGTGCAAGCTAATGCAATGAGTACTTATAATCAATGTCTGAAGGAAAGACTGGAAAGGTTGTAAACAATAAAGGGGAAGTAAATTAATACTTCCCCTTTTTATTTACACCTTAATAAAAAATTTAAACCTCATGTTTGAAGTTATGAACATCTGATAGCTTGTTCTCTTTCCTCCTGTGAGATAGAGTTCCACATTTCTTCTGTCCATCCCTTCTTTTCAAGTGCTTCCCTTGTCTCAGTCTCAATACTACTGAAATCCATTGAAGATTGTACTCCCTCCTGATTTCTCATCTCTTGAAGAGATGGTACTTTATAGGTTATGTTAGAGTAATGTCCCTCATTAATATTTCTGTAATATTCAGTAAGAGAAGGTCTTAGACTGTTCCAGTTAGTGACTTTAGCAAACAATTCCTTGAAGAAATTGAGTATCTTAGTACCTAAGGATTGAGTGTCCTGAGACATCACATATTCCCTGAAACCTTCTGCCATTGCTTCTTCAAGTTGTGAGTTACTCAAGTCTCCATAAGTTTTCTTAGCTTCTTGAAGTAATTCATCTCTAAGTGTAGGTTCTGTGAGTAAGTGGAATACTGCATGAAATGCCTCATGATATGTAGTTCCCTCAGCAGCTATATCACTTAAAGTGATGATACCATCACTAAACTGACCCCATGCTAATGCACCAGTCTTAGCTACTCTGATAAGACCATTAGTAACTACCACTCTTTCACTCTCACTTAGTTGAGGTAGAACCTTATTTAACCAAGCTAACTCCTTATCTTTATCCCATATAGGTCTTGATAAATCATCAACTTGTCTTAATTCAAACTCTACATCAAACTCTTCATCAGTCTGATTAATAGCCTGTTCTTTAGCAACAGTTGAAGCTGCACCATTAGATTCTCCCTGATTAATAGTAGCAGGAATAATAGGCTTCTCAATCTTAACTGGTTCAGAAGAAGGAGTGTAAAGTATAGTACTTTCCTGAGACATATCTACAACTCTTTGAGGATTACCTTCCAGTATCTTCTTTATATTGTTCTTAGCCTCAGTCTCACTATATGACAGTACAGCATTCTTTACTAAAGCAATAGTATTACCATTAGGAAATACTGCATAGAAATCATTAGATGCAACATGTGCAGGTTGGTCTCCAAAGCCTTTAGTAATATTAGGAACCTTAGTCATATATACCTCAACTCCATTCACCTTTCCAATAGGACTTAAATAACCTGTATGTAACTTTCCATCTCTCAAGAAGTAACCTACTTTACTGTCTGACATACTATAGTCTGGTAGAACATTGTTTATAGGTTCTCTTGTTTCAAATGTACTGTTGAATATAGGTAAGCTACTATCAGTATTACTCACTTCTGGAGTGGCTACACTACCAACTAAAGGAACATTCACAGATGAATCATAGTTAAGAAGAATACCCTTCTCCTTAGTTACTCTACTAACATTCTCCTTGTTGTACTCAAGTACAAAAGGTAATATAGCTAAAGTAGTGATAGGAGTATGATATTGAGACTCAAATAAGTTCTTATAAGCACTTAATTGTTTAGTATAATACTGCTCCTGACTCATTGTTTGGGTATTAGATTTATTCTTGAAGTAATTAACCTTTCTACCATTCCTATCAACAAAGTCATAGAAGCTATATCTACTTGTCTTAACATCATATATCTTGAAGTTCCCATTAGCATCTACAGAGAGAATATCAACCTCACCAGCTACCCTGTTTCCATTCTCATACTTATTGAAGAGTACTATATTATTAGTAAGGAATGTTTCACCCCTTGCTTCAATATTACTCTTAATTTCAGTAAGAGAAGTAACCAAATCATTGAATGCCTGTTCAGACATATTGCTTGGTTTAACTGGCATCTCACTTGATGTGAAGAAGTTTCTGATTACACTATCTACAGAAGTACCTGCTTCTAATGCTCTTTGTGAATTAGTTCCAGACATCTTATCTCTTACTATATTCACGATAGTATCTCTACTTCTTGCATCTATCTTACCCTCAAATGCTGTAAGGTCTACACCATAATGGTTACTTAAGTTCTTAAGATAGTTATTGAACTGTGTTATATTATCTGCATTCTTTGAGAGATTAACTCTTAAATCCTGTAGAGCTTTAGTCTGTTTAGGAGACTCAATCCAATTACTTCCTAATACTGAATGTACCCTCTTATATTCATGGTATTCACCATCATCCTCAAGTATATAATAGAACTCACCATCAGTTCTTGTCTTATCAACCTTAGTTTGGTTCTCTGCAATCTGGTCTATAACCTTCTTAGAGTCAGCTACAGTCTTCTTTCTATCAGCTAATTTCTGTTTGAATTTATCTGATGCAGCACCAGTTACATACTGACCTGTATTTCTATTCAGAACCTTACCATTAGGGAGAAGGGTGATACCCCCCATCATCATGGAACCATTCTGAGCATCTCCATAGTTTTCTTGTATATAAGCCATATCAAGAATAGACTCTGGGAAAGAGTTAAGAGTTCTGCCATTATTATCTCTTACAGTATTTGAAGTCAAATCTACATGGTATGTAGTATTATCAAATGAAACTGTAGTTCCTGCAATAGCTCCCTCTGTACCTCCTACAGGAGTTTGTATCTTTCTGCCTTCCTCAGCCTTAACTGATGCAGGGTTTAGAGCTTGTTGTAAGTTGCCTTGTATATCAAAGTAATCTGTTGTAAACCAGTTACTTTTTACACTGGCATCTATTATATTGGATGTCATTACTCCAGAAGAGAGTAACATGTTATTGTAGCCTCCCTTATTAAGCATACCTAAATTCACTTGTAATGGAAGATTGAATGCCATTAAAATATTTTGTATTTCACCAGCTACTTCCTGTGAATCTCTTGTATCAGGTTGAGTTTTAACACCCTCTCCATCTAATTCATAGAGAACATTAGGGTCCCATCTTTCAGTTAAGAATACAGTTCTTACATCTTCTCTTCTGACTCTCTTACCATCTACTTCATCATAGATTTCATTCTTATTAGCATCTCTCTGAACCTTAGTAAACCTGATACCATTACCATTCTTACCTTGTATATAGTCAATATGAACATCACCAATATATAGACTTCTTGCCAAGTCTTTCACTGCATTATTAACATCTTCCTCTGTAAAGGCATTAGCTAAAGCATCAATACTCTTCTTTATATTCTTGTATAAAGGAGTTGAATTAATAGTAACATCCTCTGGATTATATTCACTTTCATTGAAGTGCTTAACCCTTACAGCAGCAGGACTATATTTACCAGCAGCATTAGGAATAAGGATATACATCCTACCTTCCTTTTGACTCATATCCATTGGCTTGATAATTAAATCATCACTGATTCTACCATTAGTAGATAGAACACCATTCTTTACAATACCAAAGATAGAACTTGCACTTACATTAGGTATTTCTCCCATGTTTCTTTCTTCTGTACCATAAGGTATTCTACCAACCATTATCTGAGATACTCTTGTAGTAGGAGTAGCTATAAACTTCTTATCCTTTCCAGTCTGATTAAACTCTTCTTTTACTCTTTCAATAAGACCTGATAAACCTTCATATCTATCTACTACATACTGACTTTCATCTAATGAACCAACTATTTGGTTATTTCTCTTATCTACAATAAAGATTGTATGGTCATTAAACTCAGGGTCAATCATAAAACCAAGTTCATCACCTGCCTTTAGATTACCTTCATTTACATAACTGAAAGCTCTATTATCTCTAAGATAGTTATAAAGTTCATCAAAGTTTAAGTTCTCTTTCTCAGCAACTACTACATTGAAAGGTCTGAAATCTCCATCCTTACTTGCATTGATATGTAATTCAGGAATAGTAGGTCTATAATACTGCCTCTTACCCTTTGCATCCCTATCTAATGATTGAGGAGTAGGAGCATTTTCATTGGCTTTCTTATTTTCCTCAGCTACCATTTGAGGAGTAATGTTACCTACAGGAGGTTCATAAGTATCAACTGGTCCAGCATTAACTGGTGGAACTGTAGGTGTACCACTATCTCCAGTTGTGTCTTTTGATGTAGTACCTCTTGTACCATCTGTTTTCTCAACTGGCTTTAGATATTCAACAGGGAATCTTGCTTTGAATCTCTGGTCATTATTAACCTCACTCATTGCAGATAGAAGTCCATATTGAGCCTCAGCAAAATTCATCATATTCAAATCATCTGGCAGATTTTCATCATACAGACTTTCTGGATTATTAATGAATACTGAGTTAGGATTAGCCATTTCCTCAAGATTATTAGCATTTTCATGTTGAGTTCTAAGTAGCTCTTGTGCATTAGCTTTAGCCTCAGGAGAGATAGGTTGTCTATCTATTGCCCTACTTACTTCACTATTATACATTTGAACTTCCTTATAGTCCTTAGCCATCTTATTACCTTCATTCTCAAGTTCATCAAGAATTTGAAGTCTTTTAGATGAATCAGGTTCATTATTCAATGCTTCTCTAAACTCATTAAGGTTAGTAGCAGCTAATGCTGCATCCTTAGTCTTAGCTATTTCCTGTCTTTCATTTTCTCTTATAATATTTTCTCTTTGTCTCTCTTGTTTTTGTGCAAGAGCTTGAGGATTTCTAAGGTAAGTATCATACTTATCAATGAAGTCATTCCTTCTCTCAATCATTCTTTGTAAATCATCAAGTTCTTGAGTTACACCCTTAGAACTCAATATGGGAAATCTTTCAGAAATACTCTTTGAAGCTTTATCTAAGGCATCTACAAATTGAGAATTTTCTTCATCATTAAGAATTGCTGTTAATTGGGATGGACTTAAATTAGTAAGCATCCTTATTGCTTCTGCATCCTTTCTTCCTGCTTCTTTTGTTGATTCTGGAACATCTAAATATATATCCCTTTCAACATCAGCAGCTATAGTTCTTAAAGATTCCTGTACCTCTTCAAATACATTCTTAAATCTATTCTCAAGATTATCAATATTTGAGAAGTAATAAGTCATTTCTTCAAGACCATCCTCATCAAAGTAATCTCCAATCTTAACTTGTAAGTCCTGACTAATCTTTCTGTAGTTGTCTACAGCTTCCTTAGTTTCCTGAGTTTGCTTTTGAATCTGTTCAATTACTTCTGCATCAGTCATATTGTCATATACTGATGTACCAGTTTCCTGATTAGTAGTAAGTTGTCTTATTTGTTCAACATCTTCTTCTCTTATATTACCAGCTTCCTCAATTATATCATATAGGTCATTAATTCTTCCTGCTTTATCAAACATGATAACATCACTAATAAGCTGGTTATGTTCAGCATTCTTAAACTCAAAGTTATCATTATTATCAGCAGCTTCATCCATTTGCTTTTGATAAGTATTATGTCTGATAGCTGATTGATAGTAGTTAAGGAATTCAGGTGACTGTACTCTATTATTAAGTTGGGTTACAATAGCATCATCTTTCTCACTTCTTTCTCTTATCTCTTGTATATCTTCCTTAATACCTCCTTGAAGATATACTGGAGATTGAAAACCACCTTCACTATTTCTTATACTTCTAAAGCCCGGAATACCAACTAAACCAGTTAAACCACCAATGAAACCCTCTTCCCATCCTTCAACAGTACCATAGGTTTGCTGAATAGCTTTTGCAGTAGCTTGTAACCAGTCAATAGTTTCACTCTCTGCATCTGGGTCTATCTTGGCTCCATAGAAATCATTAAGTTCAGAAGCATATTTATATCCTGCAACTTTACCTGCAACAGCCTGTCCCATTTCTTCATAAGGACCTTCTGCAACACCTTTACTTGCAATCTTCAAAGCATTTCTAAGTACAGAAGGTTTAGCTGCACTATAACTTACAGTACCATCCTCTGCAACTGTCTTTAGTATCTGACTACCTTTCTTAGCTGTATTATATCCTCCTGCATAAAACTTACCAAACTGCCAAGCATCTGATACAGTAAGCAATGGAATATTTAGAGCAAAGTCTATATTACCCATCTTAGCCCTATCTTCTGATAGTTTCTGTAGCCCACCTTTGTAATCAAACTTAGCATCTACTCTTGCCTGTAACATAGCTTGTCCTTCTGGAGTAAGGGTTTCCACTACATTTCCATCAGGGTCAATTTGCATACTACTATATTGAGGAAACTCTCTAAGCATAGCTTCTTGCTCTTGTGCTGCTACTTTAGCTTGTGCATCATCAAGTTGTTGCTTATGAAGCTCAAACCAGTCTTTACTATTCTGTATAGCCTCAATCCTTGCTTCACCTAATGCACCTGAGAAAGCACCAGTAAGTTTAAGAGTAGGCTCAGCCATCTTAAGTTTCTTAGCATCCCTTGCCAATTCATCAGTAAGCCTTACACCATCAAGGAATAAATCTCCTTCTCTGTAAGCCTGTAAAGCTGCATTAGGATTAAGAGCTTCACCTGAGGCTGTAACTGCACCTTTGAATGCTTGCCTTGCTTTATTAAGACCAAGTAATCTTGAGGTTGCACCAGCACTAATCTTACCAGAGTAGGCAGCACCAACAGCCAAACCTAAATTCTTAAGGAATTTATCCCCAATAAAGTTAGCTGAGAATATATTCTCATACCAAGGGTCATTCTGTTCTGCATCAGTATAATAATTAGGCAGAGCTGACTCTGACCATTCATTTACTTGTTGCATTGCATTTGAGAAAGGATTATCCCAGAATCCTGAGAATGTTCCTGTATCTGCTGCATTACCTAAACCTACTATAGTACCAATGATACCATCAGCAAATGTAGTACCTGCAAGAACAGCTCCCTTAGCCAAGCCAGCTCCTATTTGAGCATACCAAGATTGCATCTCACCTCTTGTATTAGCCAAGTTGTCCAATTGGGTCATAGATGTGATACCTTCATCATACATACTATCACCTACTCCAACAAAACCTACCTCTTGAGGTACAGCTCTTTCCAATGCTCTATTAGAAACTTGCTTATAATCCTCTATATTATTGATAAGAGGAACATCTCTAAGAAGTCCTTCCTGCTTTAGTGCATCTATACTTTTAATTCCCTTTAACCCACCTACTCCTTGTGTAGATGGGTCTTGGATTTGTTGATTATTTGCCATATTCTTCTACTCTAATTTAGAATCTGTATTACTTTGTCTCTTAGCAAGTGTATTGAACTTACCATAGATATAATTCATCATTGTATTGATGTATCTTTGAGCTTCTACATCATAGCCATTCTCAAGAAGTACATTAATATTATTCATATATCCTGCCACACTTCTATCTGCATCATCTATTAGCTCAGGGTCAATAACTGCTGATTTAGTTTTACCATCTTTGGTAGCATTGATTATAAGTCCTACCTCTGGGTCATAACTTATATCATTGTCACCAGTGAAGTAATCTGAGATATTCTTTAACTTAATAGGGTCTCCCTTCCTATTATCATCAAGTTCATAAAGACCAGTTGATTCTGTAGCTGCACCTAAGGTTCTTGCATTCTCCTTGATAACTTGTGATATTAAATCACTCTGAGTTATATTAGGTTTATATATAAAGTCTCTTACAGCACTGCTTCTAATATCAGCTTGTAACTTCTGTTCAAGTTGGTCCATATTACCATCCTTCATATCATACTTCTTGATTATCTGTTGAAGTCTTTCTGCATGAGGTTTAACCTTATATATTCCACCACCAACATTCACACCATATTGAGTTGGATAACCCGGATTAATTCTCTCAACTTCTTCATTAATCATAGAAGGATTAGCTCTTAACTGTTGTATGAACTGTAGGTCATTATTAAGTTCAGTAGTCTTCTTGTCTCCATCTACTTTGGTTTTAGGTACTGACCTAAATACAGCAGAGGGAGTTCCCTCTGTCTTACCTTTCTTAGCAGCAGCTAATCTTTCCTGCATTGCATAATCATAAGCCTTATTAGAAAGAGTTTGATATTGAGTTTCACCTACTGCATTCCACAAACCTTGTCTTGCATAATCATAAGCTCTATTAAGGATATTCTCATCATTCCAATTCCTAATACCAGAACTTCCTATTGCATCTTCCACAATACCTTGAAGTATAGGAGAAGCCTCAGGATTATTCTGTACAGCCTGCATAATTTCATCAGGTCTGAATCCCTTCTGCATGATGGTTTCATAATATTGATTACCTAAGATTGTTCTCCACTTTCTTGGGTTCTCTCTTACTTCCTTAGCTAAATTCTGTGCAGCAGTACCTACTTGTTTGGATAATAGTGCTCCAGAATAGGATTGTGGTGATAAGGCTGGATTAGCTATAAGTTCATCTAAGGAAAGTGTAGAAGCAGGTCTATCAAATAATAGTGTACTATCCTGAGCTTGTAATTTCCTTTGTTCATCTATTAACTCCTGTCTTCTCTTATAAGCCTGTTCTATAGGAACAATCTCAGAAGAGTATCTTCTTTTCATATCAATCAATCCTTGCCTGCTTGCAGGAGTAAGTCCTTGTTTAGCTAATGACTCAGCTTGTTTAGCCAAGTCATTAGAATATTGTTTGTATATTGCATAAGCCTGTGGGTCTGTCTGTTCATTAGCCATTTTCTCAAATATATCTGCTTTAGTACCTAATTCACCCATACCCTCTTGAATAGTATTATATTCTTGAGTGTATGCTTGAAGTGGTTGAAGCATTTCCTGATAAGAGAATGGTCTGAACTTAGCTCCGCTCACAAAATTATAATTAGCCATAAGTTAATCCTTTCTTCTTTTTAGTTCTTACTTTACCACCTTGAGCTTTAGTACCACCAGTATATTCACCTCTTGTATTCATTTTTAGAACACCTGATTTAGCTAATTCATCTAACCATGATTTTTGTTCATTTTCCCATCCCATATCACCTAATCCTTGTAAGAAATTAGTTATATTAGCACTTCTTCTTGCAGCATCTTGGTCTTTAATAGCCTGTCTCATTTGAGCAGCAGTTGTAGCCTGTCCTAATCTTGCTCTCTTAGCTGCATTTCTTGATTCTGCATTAAACATTGAAGCCTTAAGTCCAGTCTCAGTATTAAACATGTTAGTACCTCTATTGAATGCCTCAACTCTTTCTCTCAACTGTTGGTTATATTCCTCTGCTTGTCTTGCCAAATCACCGATGCTTTGACCATAGTTATAATCAGCAGCAAGTATTCCAGCTTGAGCATTAAGCCTATTACCACCTGATGTATTCTGTAAAGCCCTTCTTGTGGCAGCAGCCTGTTGACTCATCTTATTAATATAATAATCCCTATCTAAAGGTCTATAAGATAGATAGTTTCCAATAGGAGCATACCCTGCTGCCTCAGCACCTAAGTCTACTCCACCTATCATATCAGCACTACCATAGTCTGGTTTACTGAATAAATCTGATAGACTTGCTAAACCAGAGCCTATAATTGGTGCATACCTTGTCCATGTCTGCCTCTTACTATTATTACCTTCTGGAGCTGTTTTACCAGTTTCTCCTGATTGAGCCATAAGAGCTTCAAGTTCCTCAACACTCATTGGGTCTTCTAAAGCTAAGCCATAAGGATTTGTATCACCTCCATAAGCAAACATACTTGGATATTCATTTCCTTCCCTATAGGCTTCCTTTCTTTGCCTTGCTTCCTCTTGTGCAGTAGCTATTCTTTCCATAGCAGCTTGTAATCCTTTAGTACTTAGAGGGTCATTAGGTCTTTCTTCACTTTCTCTTTGTGCAGATTTAGCAGCCTTAGCAAAGGTCTTGCCTCTTAACTTGTATTCCTTCCTTATATCATCAGGTATCTCCATTCTGTCTGAGAATACATAATCATCATAAACCACTTCACCTTGCTCAACTAAGTTAGGAGCACCTTCTGGGTCAACTCCTATCTGTATTCCTTGATAAGGATTTTCTTCATGAGAACCTCCTTCATCAATGAATGTAACTCCATTAGTAAAGTCTCCACCTTGTGTATTCAACCATCCTCCAAAAGCATTCCAATTTCTTGCATTCTGTGCAAAAGTAGCTCTTTTTCTTGTAGTAGGATTAGAGCTGTTCTTTCCTCTTCTAATACATGCTTCTGTTACTTTACCTCCACAGTACTCAGTAAACTTGCCTCTGTTTTTCTTCTTGATATGAATACCACCACCATCCTTAGCTATATTAGCTGCTTGAACAGTTTGTTCAGGTTCTTGTTGGAACATTCCCTGTATTCCTTGTGTAAAGGATTGGTTAAAGTTATTACCTACTACATCATTGAATAAACTCCCACCAAAAGCCTTTAGTGATGGATATTTAGCAAGAACCTTCCTTCTTACACTCTCATTACCATGTAATCCAGCTAATCTGAGTGCATCTCTTGCATCAGCTTTAGTTGGTATTGGGTAACTCCTGTGAGGTCCTGCAAAATCTCCAGAAGGAACAGATGGATAAGGCTTTTTCTTAGAACCATAGTTTTTCTCTCTGGATAAGCCACCACCTTCTGCAAAAGCATTATATGTATTCATCTCTGGTAATGCTTGGAATGAATTAGGAAGAGAGGTCAATCTCTGTTTAGCAATTGCACTCATCTCTTGATTATTTAAGTATCTATTATCAAACTCATAGCCTATTGCACCCCTACCAAATTCAAGTGGACCACCATAAGCAGAGAAGTTTGCCAATATGTTAAAGTCATTTTGGGCATCTATAGTATTAGTTCTTGTTTCAAAAGAAGAAAGTGCTCTTTCATTGGCTTCTCTGGCTTCTCTATTCAATCTTCTGGCTTTTCTTTTAGCTTTTCTGTTACCACCAAGCCATCCTCCAATAGCACTACCAAGACCTACTACACCACCTACAATAGCTCCAATAGGACCTCCTACAGATGCTCCAGCAGCAGCTCCCTGACCAGCAGCTCCTAAAGTACCAGTCAGTCTCTGCCCAGTATTTCCTCCTCTAACATCTTTCCATGTATAGTCATCTTTAACTTTAGTCCATGAACCCCATTCACTTAGCAAATCTTCATTGGATGAAGCTCCTATTGTCATGTTCTTTTGAGCTTCAATTTGGGATTCAATTCCACTGGTATCTGCTATTTGCGCATTAGATATTCCAGTTTGTGCCATACCACCAATAGCACCTCCAATACTTCCTATAGAACTACCAAGATTCTCCCTTTTAAAGGCATTTGAGAATTGTCCTGAGGACTGCTGCCCCCATGTTTTACCTCCATTCTCAAACATATTAGAAGGCATATTGCTTCTTCTTTTAATTTTTTTCTTAGCCATAGTATAATTAATTTTATTGCAAATGTATAAAAAGGTATTGAATAAACAAAGCCTTTAATTAAAAAAGAAAGAGTCCACAAACTAAAATGTTTATGGACTCCTATTAATTATGCAAAATAGTGAACAATAGCATCATGAAACTCTGTTCTATATGTATTAGGAGTATTCATTCCTAACTTAATATAAGCCCAAGTGTTTCTTATCCTATCTCTATTATTTACTATTGCTCTTGGTATATTAGCCCTCCACACCCTGAACTTCTTCTTTAATGGGGAGGGATGTCCAAGTATATTAGTAAGAGGGGTAGTACCATGCTGGTATTCATTCCATACATCAAGAGTATCAAAGGTTTTGTTGCTTATCAAGTTATCACCATCCCAACTATCAGCTCTGAACTCTACTGTATTGAATATCTTATCATTTGGTTCCTCAGCATTAGCTACAAAGGTAATACTGAATGGTTTATATTCACCAAAGAACATATTATAGTCTCCAGCAAACTGTTCCCACATCTTACCATTCTTGAAGGCATAGAACTCACTACTTACATTGAACATAGCAGGAACCCTTTCATAACTCATGAAAGAAGTAAACTGGTTAATCAACTCTGAATAACATAGACAGTGGTCCTTATAAGTAAAATATACATCATTATTATTCTTGTCATAGAATGACCTATAGTTGTTATAACCAACAGGTTCCCAGTCTACATGAACATTATGGGCACTAATCCACTGTCTAAATCCTAACTTATCAGATAGACTGACTATTTCTCCATTAAATAGATATAATGAATTAGTCTCATTATCTATGAAGTATAGTCCAGAAGGAGATTCTGCAATAGACCACTTATTGGTGCAGCCTATAGTATTACTTATATATCTTTTACCACTTACCTTCAATCCATTAGTAATCTCAATTGGCAACCCATCAGAGGTTGGTATCTGAACTCTACTGTTGAATAAAATATTACTTAACCCCCTTCTCTGAAAACAGAATATCTCATTATTATAAGTGTTCAAGGAGGTTACTTCCCCTTTATCACCATCAAGGTCTAATGTTGTTGCAACATTAATTTTAGTCCAATTATCCACTTCATTACCAAGTATTTTTTCCTCAGTCCATGTAATACTATTAGGAAAATCATTAAGACTACTTATTTCATTCAAATATTGATAAGTAAAATAGTTATTACTCTGGGAATAAATTGGATTATAAAGATTGAATATAGAAGGAGTAATAGCTAAGTTGGTAACATTTCCTCTATTTCTATCATACCTACCATCTATATTGATATGAGTTTCACAATAAAATGATACCATTTCAACTACAGTATTCATATCCTCTAAGGTGAATGGATATGTCTTTAGACAATCATATCTTTGAAGATAGGTATCACCTTGAAGAAACTCTATTCTACCACTGTCATTAATATCAATTGGGTCTCCAGATACTATCCACCTGTTATTTAACAGAGCTTCTTCTGTTTTACCCCCAAATCTATTATCCTCATCTATAGTCTGAGTCAACTCTACAAGCCATAACCCTGAATATCCAGTACTAAAGGTACTGAATATAGCACTGCTATCTTTTGTATGGTCATGATTTGTATTACTATTAGGGATTATAACCCTATTACCATTTTGCTTGTTTAAAGCAAATACAGCATGTTTTCCAGACTTATATTTGATGCTTACAGGACTATTGGTATATCTTTCAGAATCTTTAAGATTGACAGTTCCTAATACTGGTATAGTAATTTTATCAACAAAAGTGGTATTTTCAGACTCACCATTATATAATTGATTTATAGTTTTTATATTTTCATAACTATTAGTAACAACACCAATATCTGAACCTACACTTTCTGTTTTAGAACCAGGAGGTATTACTTTATCAACATTACCATAGTATAACAGAGACTCATCATTCCTAACTATTGAAGTAGCTGTAACTTCGTTAGAATCTACTATCTCTACATTTGATATACCAGCAGGGGGAACCCAAGATTCTGTTAATCCCAGAGTGAAATAAGTAGAATAACTTGTTCTCAAATTACCCAATTTATTTGATTTCAAATTAGAATAGGTATTACCTTCATATCTAAAATCATTAATTAATGAGCCTTGTCTTTGCCAAGGTGATACTAACCATGCCCAGTTACTCTTGTAAACTTTTTGAGTATCATTAGTTAATAAGGGGATTCCCATCCAATGATACCCAGAAGAAAGAAGTCTACCTCCTTTATTTGTTGAAAAAACAGTTTGTCTTTCATACTGTGGGAACTTATTATAAAATCCATAATCTAAAGTAGGTTGAACTCCTGTACTCTCTGCAAGAACAGACCTATAAGATATACCAGAATGTAATGCAATAGAGCCTATAAATTGGCAGCCTAAGTTAATATTTGCTGTATTTATATCTCCAAATTCTATATCAGGAGAATGAAATGTAAGAATACTACTATCTACTAAATAGTCATTTGCTTCTGTACTACCTTCTGCTAATGTCTTTAAAGTTTCTACCCCTATCTCAGTAGTCCTATCAGGATATACAGGATTGATACTATCATAATCAACATATTGAGCATAAGTTCCATTATTTGCCTCCACATCATTAGAATCATCTCTATTAGCCTCATCAACAAAAGGTCTAAAAAACCAAGATGATACTGCATAAGGACTATTAGATTCTCTATCTAAATTTGTCCATAGAGTAGGACATACTACACCTTGACACAATATAGTTCTATCACTATTTGTGGGAACTACTATCATTCCTCTTGCCTTTATATAACCAAGAGCTTTAGCTTCATCAAGTACACTCTTTGGTATAGTATAGTAAGGTTTTACCAAACTTAATTTAACAGTACCAGATAAGTTATTAGAATCTACATTAGGGTAAGTATCTACCTTGCTATCTCCTATATATAATACTTCTGACCATTTACCTTTCTTATTTTGGAATTGAACCCCGAATCTATAAGTTTCACCTCTTTTAAATGATGTAATCTGGTAACTATTATTATTTAATTGGGTTTTATAATCATAAGTTAAATTAGTTCTTTCACCAGTATCAAGAAGCTTATTACCAAATACGACAGAACCCTTCACACTCTCTCTTGCTTCCTTTGAGAACAATAAAGTTTTTATGTGAATATTTCCAAGAAATAAAGTATTGTCCTTTTGAGTCATGGTGTGAGGAATTATTTCTTCACCACCTATGTAAAGTAGTAAGGTACTATCTACACTACTTCCTGTTGTATTATTATCTGTATATCTGATTACTGAACCAATAACATCCAAATCAGCCACTCTTCTTACAACTGGGGTAGAATCTATACTTGTTCTAAATATAGAATATATCCTTATATAATCAAAATTAGTATCAGGATTACTTATAACTATATCAAAACTATTGGAACCTATCTCTTCTGGACTCCCTCCTCTATTACTTGCATGAGTGTAGTATATAGGTGTTTGATATATAATGTTACTTTCAGAGCCATTTCTATTATAGTAAGTGAAAGCATATTGCACCACTCCAGAAGGAAACTTGCTGGCTACCTTAAGATTGGAGGTAACAGTGATTGTTTCATCCAACTTCAATTCTGGAATAAAATCAAATGAACTATTATTCCATTCTTCTATTGTTGTAGGGTCAGATACAATATTAATAACTCTTGGTTGATTTAATCCATCTACCCAATATATCTTCTGAATGTTATCATTTTCATATACACCAATATTCTCAATGGGATAGTCTGTACTAAAATTAAGATTACCTGAGAATAGAAGTAGAGTCTCAAAATAGGTACCTTTATTTTCAAGTCTATAGATATTATCTTTTGTACCTTTTGTAAATAAGGTTACATAATTATTTAGCACATTCTGTCCAAGTAATATCCCATCAATAACTACAGGGTCTCCAGAAGGAGATTGTAATGGTATCTCCTTATTACCTCTCTCATTAGTTACAGTAAGAAGAGTATTATTATCTCTTGCAGTTATTCTGATATTCTGAGCATCAAAGGCATATTCTGGATTGAATTTAGAGACTGATAAGTCTCTTTGTAACCCTTTAAAAAAGTGTTGTTCTTTCTTTAGTGCCATATTAATGTACTCTTATATATTCCTTGTCTCCTAAGTTCTTGAATCCTCTTCTGAACTCAGTTACTCTTGGAATCATTTGATTTAACATATTTGTAATTGATTCCATTTCTGATACAGAAGGAATCACAAATTCATTATTACACTGTCCAGCCTTAAATGCGTATTCTTGCTGGGTGTTATTTAGTACAGCAGGGCTTATTTTACCCATATCAAAAAGAATAGTGAACCACTCCTTCTTGATATATAGTTCCAGTGCTTTAAGGAAGATAGAGTTATCTGGAATTAAAGGAAGACCTTCATCATCCAACATAATAGCCTTATAACTAATATCCACCTTTTCATGTTTGATTGAAGTAAATATCACTCTACCTTGTGTCTTGAAAGAAGGCTCTCCTCTCTCACACCAATCTCCTTCCTTATGGTCATGGGTAGGATAGGCATTGAAATTATCAGTCATTGCTCTAAGTGCCATTCCATTCTTGTGTAATCTGACCTGATTAATAGAGATTAAATCACAGGGCAACTCACCTCTATACTCCTTAATATCTATTGTTTCCATCTTATCAACATAGACATTAGGAAGTCCCATTGCACTAATAAAGTCCAATGTATATTGAATAGCTGTTTCAAGATTGAGGTCAGTAAGTAGTGGGTGTCTTAGTAATCTGTCAAGCACTACTCTTATATTTACGTAGCTAACATTATTAACCATATCTTAATTTCCTTTCTAAGTAAGGAGCATCTATTAGACCCTCCTTTATTCTTTGTTTAAGTCTTATCTTTAAATCTTTGTTGAATAAGAATTCATAGTAAGAATTATTGTTGTAGGTAGCTGACTCTCTATTGTAATATACCTTAAAGATTTCATTCTCCTCTACTCTAACTAATGTCTTATCTTTGAAAGCCTCTTCATCTTCATACCAGAGTTTAAGTGTCTTATCCCAGTCTATGGGAAGGTTAGTATGAATCTTCCCATCCTTTCCTAACCTTACTCTCCTATCATACTTTCTTATCTCAATAGTACCCATTGATTTAGGAAGTCTGACATCATTACCAAGTAATAGTTCATCAACCAAAAGTAAGTTTATCTTTCTTATGATAGCAAAGTATTGTGACTCAGTAAGAACATATTCCTTACTATCAGGCTTATTCTTTCTATAATATTTATATCCATCATATACACCCAATGAATTCCTTACTTTATACTCTCTTGGTTGGTTGACCTTCTTTATCCTCCTTTTAAATTCTCCCAGTGTCTCCATTATCTATTTGAATCAGGCAGATTATCCTCTGCATTATTATCTTCATCTTTCTTCATAAATTCAGGACCTCTTAATTCTTTAACTACAAGTTCTATCAAGGGAGGCACAAGTGAGTCTTCCAATGGGAACTCCTTATCCTCTAACCTACATATTGTACCACTCTCTTCTGGACAAGCCAATTCTGATGCTTCCTTAGCATCTTCAAAGATTGCACTAAACCTTATTCTTTCAAGATGCAGGAATTGAGGATTCCATGATTTAAAATACAAATAACCATCAGGGGCTTTTGAACAATAGATTATGTTTCTCAGGAACTTATTATAACCTACATATCTCATTCTATCCCTACTTATATAAGTAATCTCACCTTGATAGAAGTCCATAGGATATACTCTTGGATTACCTATCATCATAGTAGTAGGAACCTTATTCTTACTTCTTAAATAAGAGCTACCTTCACAAGGTTCTCCACTAATAGCTGGAACCTCAATAAGGTCTAAACATATACTCTGATAGTCACTATCTGGTATCTGTTTCTTTATATCAGAATATCTCTGTTTCAGCAAGAATGACCTATACTTTACAAGCAGAAATATAACATGGTCTGGAGTGAAGTATGAATCATCAGAACTCAACTTAAGTTCATCCAATACCATATAGATTAACTCATTGTATGTCATATTATTAATTATTTAGTTATACTTTAAAACCCTTGCAAATATAGAATAAATTATCTACACTTACAAGGGTTTTACTATTTTTATATTCAGGGTATAAAGATTATGCTTCTACTCTAAAGTTATCATCCTCAGTACTTCTTAATATACTATCCTCTGTTATTCTTGGTACAAATGTTCTTTTGTTAGAATGAACCAAAGTATCATAGCTCTCAAACATTGGAAAGTCTATCATACAAGTACTTCCTGCCAGACAATATAGTGCATTGACTATATTTCTATAATCATCTTGTGTCACATAATAAGACATTTCTCCTGCCAACATTTCTTCCATGAAGAAGAGAACAATTATCTTATCTACATCACTGTACTTCTTATATCCAAATTGAGATAGAGTAGTAAAGTATCTTGTGATGGCTTCCTCAGATATTTCAAGCATTTTATCCATAGCATCCACAATTAGAGGTTGGAGACTTGCAATTATTCTTTATGAAGAACTTATTCCAGTACTTAATAGCCTGTGGATAGTTTCCTGTTCTAACACAAAGTTCAATTGCTTTTAACTTAAGTATCATATCAATGAAACCCTTTGGTATATTACAATCACATTCTACTTCTTTTAGATACTTGAGAGTCTGTTTGTATATAGGTTGCAGGTTAATTACAGTACCTAATATTTGGTCCTTACCAAATCCACATGGAGTATCAGTTGATGGAGTACCTTTAGACTTTACATACACAAAGAACATAGTACTGCAAGGAGAAACCTTTAAGTCTTGAATATTCAATTCAAGTCTTACATTCTTCATCTGTTGTGTACCATAAGTGAAACAGTATGATTCATCTTCCTCAACTCTTACTGGATTGCAACTACATTGCTCAGGAAGAGAATAGGTTAAATCATAAGCATCCTCTACATTATACACATAAAGAGGATTGTCACTTGGTCCATTCATCACAAAGGTATCTTGGGTATCAATGATTATACTATCTAATAGGACATCATCAAAGTAGTCCTGATTATCTATGGATACATCAATTATAAGAAATCTATTATCCGGGCTAATATTAAGCTGATTAAAATGTATCATAGTTCATATTTTTAATTGATAAAAAAAGGAGCATAGTGTCTCTATGCCCCTTCTAATGCTATATCACTTAGGATAAAGTAGCAATTGCAAGCCCTGATGCAATATTGATAGCATCAATTAGAGCCTTCATTACAGTGTGACTACCATCATCTACAGCAACCAGTGTAATAGTCTTTTCAGACTTCTGAACTGATTCATTGCTTCCTGTATAGAAATAGTGAATATCCAGTACATCATAAACTGCACTTGGGTCTACCAAGTAAGTAGTCTTAATAATGTTAGGATAACCCATTCCTCTGTAGATGTCACCTCTTGCACCCATACAGGAGTATTCAAGGTCTGCAATAAGATGTCCATCAGGAACAGTCTTCTCAGAAGTAACTACAGTTGCAACACCCCAAAGTCTATCTTCACCATCAACTGTGATAGTCAAGAACTGAGGAGTAAAAGGAATAAATGCCTGAGGCATCATACCAAGAACCCAAGGTTGTTCAGCTTCTTCAATGATTATCTTATCATAATCATCCTTATTAAGGTCAGATTCCTTAGTGGTAGCTGTTACTGGAACATCAGTTCTATCTGTTGCTGCACTATTAAGGTAAATATTCACAAGAGGAGTAGATTCTGTCTTATTCTCAAGGTTCTTAGCCAAAGAAATAGCCATCTTCTTGTAGAAATCTGATGCAGTCATTCCACTTCTTGCAATTACTTCACCATACTTGAAGTACTGGTCTTCCTCTGACAAACCAATGTATTGTCTAAAAGCCAATCTCAAGATATAATTCTGACCTGCTACAGGAGTTGCAGATACATCTGCATCAAGAGTAACTGAGTATCTCACCAACTTATGAGCCAAATCTTTTGAAGCTGTAGCCTTTGCTGATATTACATTCTTAATATCAATCTTATCACTTGCTACAATTCCAGCAGGAGACATAGACTGAAAATACAGAGTAGTTTTAGCTGTATCTGCCTTTGGCACAATATCACCAGCAGTTGTAAGGGCTGCTGTATTATCTTTGAGAGCCTTTGCAACATATAGCTGTCTTACTTGATTTATACTAAAAACTGCCATAATTAATAATTGTTTTTAATTAGTTTATAAATTTTGTTTTTATTCTTTATTTCCTGTCAGTTGAGTTTTACTTATTATGGCAAGCTGTACAGCCCTTTCAAGTATTGCTCTGTGTACTACAGGATTTAGTTCACATTCACTTTCAGTACTTATACCATTGATACTTAGTCCATCAGGTAAATCTACCAGTATAATAGGAGTAGGTTGAGAGATATATCTCATTAAATATTTGTCCACATTATACTTGCTGATTAATTCAGCTAAATCACTTTTTATATCAAGTCTTAGTACTCTGTCTTTACTTGGTCCTCTAAATGGATTATCTTTTGCTCTATATAAATCATCCTGTGGTAATGGAACCACACTTGCCTCTATACCATCCAAGCAACCTAATCTACTGTCCTTGAGGAATGCCACTTCATAAGTAATGAACCAAGTATCTTGTGGTATCTCAAAGAATACTGAGTCTTGTGATAGTCCCAACTTTCCTGTAACCTTAGTACTTGTTTCATAGGTCTCCACCAAATTGCTCAAATATCTTCTTATTTCTTCTGTCTGTTCAAAGGACTTACCATAAATAATATTCCTTCCAGAGTAGATGTCAATAATCAGTTGTTCCTGAGCATTAGTGAGAAATGTTGATTTCTCATATTCATCAAGGGTTATATTAGGAGTGATACCAAATGAGTTAAGTAAAGTACTGAATCCATCAGAAAATTCTTTATTAGTCATACTTTATATTTTTACTCTGACCTTTGTCCTAATTCAACACTTGCTTGCAAATCTCCTTGGTAAGCTGCCTTAGCCAATTCAACTGCTCTTTGTAATATCTCACTATGAATAATTGGGTTAAGCTCACATTCTGAAATAGTGCTTACACCATTTATTGTGACATCACCATATTCAGAAGATAGATTAGTAGTGATAATTGGAGCAGGTCTTCTTATATACCTTACCTTATAGTCTGTAATAGTTTCATTACTGTTCACTATTAGTTCTACAGAGATATTGTTTATAGAAGAAGTAATTATTCTCCATGCCTGATATTTAACTGGTTCCTTGTAAGGTCTTGACATAAGCCTTGTATAATCAGAATAACTGATTGGAACTATCTGTTTAGTTCCTGCATTAGTATCAACAGCCTCATTTATAACCAAGAATAAGTCAGCAGGTAAATCATATACCTTAGCTCTTTTATCAAAGGTGATAGTAGGAGCACTTGTATTAAGTACTCCTTGCCCTACCTTTATTAATTCTGAAAAATCTATTTGTCTTTTTGGTGAATCATCTAATCCTTTTCCATACTTATTACCTGCTGGTTCAAAATAGTTCTTAACTATCTCTTCTTGAGCCTTAGTAAGCAGTACAGACTTTTCATACTCATTTAACCCTGGAGCAGCATTGCTCATTATGTTGTTATAGAGTACATCAAATTCATTAGAAAATTCATTAACATTCATATCTTTATTCTTTTAGCTTTGCTTCCAGACTGAACTTCAATTCTTGTCTCTTAGGAGCACTTAAGAACTTAGCAGCTACACTCAAAGTAGGTTCTTCATTATCTCCACATAGAGGAGAACCATCAGATTTCAGGTATAACATACCACCTCTGTTACTAATTAGACCTTCTTCAATAGCCTTCTTAATCAGAACTTTAGTATCAAGATACTGGTCTTCTGCAACTCTTAAGAAAAGTTTTGGGTCAGCTTGAATTAGCTTGTTAATCTTCTCATGTAAGAATTCAATCTTAGTTGCCTTGGCAAGAGGTCTACCATCAATAGTTTCAATGATTACTCTTAGCTTATCAGCATCATCTTGAATTTCACCAAACTTCATGTATGACTGCATTGTAGCATTCATTTCCTTCTTAGCAGTCTTAGCTTCCTCACCTTCCTGTACAATTACAAACTGGTAAGTCATTTTAGGTCTGTCTTGCAGCTCTTGAAGAGAAGATGCAATATAGTCCTTGTTTGCCAAAAGGATTTTATATTTGATATAATCATCAGGGTCAGCCAAGTTCAAGAAATTATCTTGCTTAGTTAATCTCACTGTATAATTATCCCAGAAATTATCTATCTTCTTATAGATAGATAGAGCATTATATTCAAGACCCATTATCTCTTCAAGGTAGGCTTTCTCTTTATCAGTGAGGGCATTTACATACATACCAGAACTTAATCTTGGTAGAGTAAACCATCTTACTGCTGCTTCTGCCATACCCCCATATAGGATATGCTTAGGGTTTGAAACTAAACCAGTTTGCTTGGGAACAAACCTTACTATAACTCTTTCATTTCTTAGGCAGCTAATAGGTTCATCATTGTCCTCTGTTACTGCTTGTTTCTTTGTTTTTCTTGTCTTTGGTTCCTCAAAGAGGTCATTCACATCAGGTATAACTGGTGTTTCCTTCATAATCTCTTCATCATCCAAAACCATCTTACTAACTTCTTTTGCCATATTACTTCTCCATTTAATATCTTAAAAAAGAAAAAGGGAGGAGGAATTACCTGCCTCCCTTTTATTTATGCTTATCCTTGCAGAATTGCAGGAATTAATGACATAGTTCTTGTTGGGTCAAGCACACAAACACCCAAAGTAGCCATTCTGTGAATTACAGCAGAGTCCTCATCAAATGACATATAAGGATTACCCTTTTGTCCAGTGAAAGGATTTCTAATACCCCATTGATAACCTCTGTACTCATTGTCACCCTTAATCTTACACTTGAAGATATTAGGTTGGTCCATAGTACCAATATACCAGATGTCATATCTGTAAGAGAAAGCTACACCACCATTTGGATGTAAAATCTTATTTCTTACTGGGTCATCATAGAATGGGTCAACATCCAATCTCACTCTAACACCATTAGGAGCCTTATATTCAACAAATTGGAAACCAGCACTAAGTGCATTGCTGTGAAGTTTTGATTGAACTTTCTCAACAACTCTTGTAGAGTTATTATCAAGTACAAATGTAGTCCAACCAGATACAGTCTTCAATACTTCCTTATGGAACTGAATAGCACCTCTTTCACCAGTCTTGATTACAAAGAGTCTATCATCCATTGCAAGTTTAGAAGCTGATAGTTCATACAGTGCATCTTCAAGTAACTTCAAGCTGAATGTATTATAGTACATAGTATTAGCAACCTCTGTTTGTTCAAAGATACCAGCACCAGTCTTAATAGCATTACCTGATTTACCAAAGTTCATGTATTCACCATTCAGATTTCTGTTTGAAGTACCCCATGCCATAGCATTATTCTTGTACTCATCAAATTGAAGTTCTACTTCCCAATCTACATAGTGCATCCACATGTTTGCAGTGTCCTTCACTTGCTTTCCACTTTCAAGATTTCTAACCATAGGAATACCTATAGCAAGTTTCTTGTTTAGCTTATTACCAGCTACCTTGTGTTGGATTCTGATTGTAGTCCATTCATTTCTCATGCTTACAGGAGAAGTGAATCTAACATCACCAACCTTTCTTGAAAGTTCTTTTTCTACAGGAGCAAACTCAATAGAGAATCTTTCTCCTTGTTGCAGTCTTTCAGCAGGAACACCTTGAGTATTACCACCCATAAGTTCTACTTTGTACACTGCATTAGTACCTTCCATTCTTGCATCACCAAGGATTCTAAATGGATATACTTGGTTCAAGTTACCTACAATAACTTCACCATCTGCAAACCAGTCTTCTGGGAATACCAGATAGAAAGGAGATGTACCAACTCCCACATTAGCTGCATCAGCAGCAACTACAGTACCATCTTCATCTCTTGCCTCAACAAGAGGAATGTTTCTCCTTGAAGAACCAATAACATCCCAGTAGTATTCATTATCATCTTCAAACTCTCTTACAGGGAATGAATTAAGGAATGTATCCAAGCTCTTTCCTCTATAGAAAGCCAACAGTTGCACCATAAGGTTTGTAGCCTTCTGAGGTGCTTGTTGGAAGATAGCTCCAAGGTGGTTGTCACTTGTCAGACCCTTCCAGTGTTGGAAGCCTAACATTTGAAATTTACCTAATTTACCAGCCATAATCTGTTACTTATTTTTGTTAGTTAATATGTTTTTAGACATCAAGGTCCCAGCCCTTTCCAATATAAGACTCAGCATCTTCCTCAACTCCTCCAACATATCTTGGATTACCTGATGAATTTCTTGCAGTACTACTGAGTTTATGTTCTAATTCTCTAAGACTTTGCTTGACTTCTTTCTTTACTTTACCTTTTACAAGACCATCAATATTCTTGAAGCCATCAGTCATAGTGAACAATACAGACAGATACTTTCTGAACTCAACTGGATTATCCATTTCATATTTCTGAATGGCAGTCAAATATTCTCCATCTTCTGTTTTAAAGATAGGCTTAGTAATATTCTCAAATGCTTTTTGTCTTGTAGTCTTGTCAAGTGTAATACCTGTAAATACTTCCTTGTCCTCAAGCATTGATTTCTTTAATTGTGCAGCCTCTTCTTTAATTTTCCTTTGTTCTTCTTTTGCCTCTTCTTGAGCTTCCTTGATTAAGTCCTGATATTGAGTGCTAAAGTATTCTCTGTTACTTTCCAATGCCTCTTTTGCATCTTCAATATCTGTGCCAGCATTGAAAGATTTCTCAACCTCTCTCTTAGCTCTGGCTTCACTATAACCTCTGTTCCTAAAGTCCTGATAGATTAAGTTCTTTCTCAATCTTTCACCCTTTTCAGTTTCATCAGTTATATATTCCTCCTTGATTGCATCCAAATTAGCAAGGGTTTGTTCATACCTTCTTACTTCATCTGGTTCTACATCAGCTTGTAATGCAGCATCAATTCTCTTTTGTCTTTCATCTAACCTTGCTTGAACAGTCTTTTCAACTGCTTCTGCAAAATCTTCTGGAGTCTTGATACCATTTAATGTATCATCATCAAGGTCAGGGAAGATACCTTCTTCTTTCAAGGCACTGGCAATGGAAGAGTAGAAGTTAGTTTTGGGAGAAGTACCTTTGTCCTTTTCAGATTGGGTATCTTCCTCTTCTTCTTGATTATCTTTTCCACTACCTACGCTCTCTGGATTATCAAATAAATCATCAGGATTTATCTCTTCTTCCTCAGTAGTTTTTTCAATTTCTTTTTCTTCTTTCTCCTTTGGGGCAGGTGGAGTTACCTGTGTTTCTTCTTCACCCCCATCATCAGAAAATAGATTCTCTACATCTATTTCATCCCCTGTCATAATGAGGTCTTCACTTAATTCTCCTATCATATTTCTACTCCTTTAGTTATTAAACTGATGCAAAGATAGTAGGAGTTTATGACTTCTACAACATAGTAAGTGAGACTCTTGCAACTCTATAAATAAATTACTTATTTACTGCCAAAAGATAAGGGTATAGTAATAATACTACACCCTTCCCATTTCTACTTCTTTGTAGGTTTCTTTCCACCTTTAGGTGGCATCTTTCCACCTGATTTACAAGTCTTTGCCATAATAATCTCTCCTATTCTATTGTTAAACTAAGTTCCTCTCCAAGGAGTTTTGCTTTCAGCATAACTGAATATAACTCCTGAAAGGTAGCTGTGCTATTAATAACTTGCCCTTTTATTTTATTCTCTCCCACAAGGATACAACCTAAGGTATCCTCAGCTTTATTACCAACATGGATTAGTACCCCCTCATATCCTTTCACATCTATAAGTCTGGGTAACTTTCCTCCACAGAATTTAGCCCATGACCTATCCTTGAATTTAGGACTTACAGTATTCATATCAATCTTGTAAGTTCCATAAGGAATTGCTGTCTGTCCATAGACCTTCTTACTCTGTATCTCCAGAAGAGATTGTGTTTCATTAAGACCTCTGTCAGTGTCTTCAAGAGTATCACATTCATAAACTCCATTTACATAAAGTTTACCTATAGTATATTGAGGTCCTTTGAATGTTCTTTTGAGTGTTAGTTTCATGTGGGATTAGCTACTAATGTTACATTCTTTAATACATCACCAGAGATTACATCACTACCAGACTGAGTTACAAAACCTGTCTTTGATACAGACCAAGTAACTGTATGTCCTTTAGCTGCCCTAACACTCTTAGTAGTTGAACCATTGATAACTACTATAGCATCAGCAGGAGTAGGATTGATAGTGTAAGTGTATTTCTCAGTGATAAGAGATACCAATTTACCATCAACTCTCTTTTGAATATCAATTATTTTACCCTCTATAATCTTATCCTTGATTACAAGGATTTCATCATCTGTTATTTCATTAGGGTCTCCTTCAACTATTCTTGAAAGGCTTCCAAGATTAAGTGTCCTTTTCATATTATTATTCTTTTACTAATTGTCTTACTTTACAAGTTAAATCCAAACATATACTCATGGTTAAATCATTAACTTGCTTTCTTAAATCAAGTACTTCTTCTTCTAATTTACTGTTCCTCTCAAGCATTGTTTCAAGTCTTTGTCTATTATCATCAGACAAGTTCCTGTAAAAATCCAATGATTTCTGTAGATTCTCCAATAAGGAGTTATCTACCTCTGCATTATATTTCTTTCTTGTAAAGAACCATGCAGTCCATCCAGAAGCAAATGTAGTTATGATACCTACTACTGCTGTTACTATTATTCCAATATCAATCATAGTTATTGTTATTCAATTATTTGTATAAATCTTTGAGTCTTATTCTTAACATAAGGATTCATTTCCCTTATATTTACTTCTACTACTATGTGCCTCCTCTGGAATAATCTGAATAACCAGAATTTCTTTGGTGGATTCACAGTCTCCCTTTTACCATTTATGAATGTGTATCTCTCTAACTCTATCTCAGGTTTCAATGCTATAGTACTTGGGAATTCTAAATGAAGATTAGTTTTAAACCACTTATCTCCCACTATAGTATCCAGCCTTAACTGAGGGTCTCTAAATAGAGTGTCTTTTAGGATAATAGTGTCAGTTCTTTGTGCATGACTGGCTTCATATTGAAGCTGCTGTAATCTCTTATCCTTTATTCCTAATTCCTTCTGGACCACTTTCATCTTCTTAATGATTGAATCATTGAAGTAATTAAGCTGTTCAACTGTTAGTTTTAATACTCTATTATCACCTTCAAGTCCACTCAATTGTGCATCATAGGCTTTAATATTCTCAGCAGCTATTTTATATTCATGATTTAATCTTAGATTCTCTGTATATAAATAAGAGATACCTGCTATAAGTGCTAATATTATTAATGTTATTATCCTTTTCATAGTTCTAACTTAATAATTTTAAGATATACTTTCCAAGTTCTTGGAGTACCTCCTTTTAACTTGTAAGTCTTCTTTCTATCTTTAATAACATAGCAGTGTAAAAATTGCCCATGATAATTATCAATATACTCCTTATTATGTTGGTTGGCATATGCTTCCATCTCATAAGGAATAGTATAATAAGCTGAGGAAGCAGGGTGAATGATAGGATTACCTTTCATCCATTGAATAAAGTATGACCAATAATATTTAATCCAGCTCCCTTTAACTTTAGCCTGCATAAGGTGAATGGTTTCATGGGTCAAGCTTTCTTCACTTATAATAGGAGTTTCATTTCCTCTATATATAATATTACCACATCATATATTTATACCCTTTAAATGGGAAATGCTTCATTCCTATAAGATTTAATTCATTTACATCTTTTATAGGTGTAAATAACATCTTTATTAATTTAATTAATTCCATATCTTCTCTATTTTAATACAAATCTATATAAAATAAATCACTCATACAATAGTATAAGTGATTTATTGATTGTACTACTAAAATATTAGTTAAGTAAGAGCACTACCATCAAAGTTAGTCCAAACATTTCCATCCCAACAAATATACTTTTTTAAAGTAGTATCATAAAATGGAAATCCTGAATCATCCTCAGTTAAAGTAGGTCTGCTATCTGTAGTGCCTCTAAAGTTTTTATAATTAGAGCTTAAAGAATTAGTTACAGCTTTTTGGCTCATTACCGCAGTTTCACTATTTCCAGTATCTTGAACTACACCAGCAGCTATAGATGTAAATTTACCATTATCAACCCATCCAGTACTATTCTTAACATATAATTGATAGATAGGATTAGTATGTTCAGTATCACTTGTATCATATGTAGGACCAACACCATAAATATCTCCTTGAACTGCACTTGAAGGAAGAGCACCCACAGTAGCTACATATCCTTTAATGTGTAAACTGTTAGTAAATTCTCCACTTAAATCAGACCATGTAGCACCATTATCTCTACTAATCTGTATCTTACCAACATTATCAGCTTGGCTGCTACCAGTAGTTCCTGTAAATCTAAACCATGCTGCAATATAATCAGAGGCTACAGTCCAAGTAAGACCTAAGTCAACAGATTGCTCAAGCTTATTATTGCTTACTCTAAACTGAGTAAACACAGGATTAGAGGATACATCTATATAGCTACTATCATTAGTATATGAAACTTGTAAGTGGTTATTAGAACCTACCCTAAGAATAGGGGTAATACCAGCTTCTCCCTGTGCTTTAATGTTAGTAACTTCTCCATTGATTACCCAATACCCATCTGAGGATATAGATATATCACCTACAAGTGCATTACTACCATCTCTCCAGTTTGCACTATCTCCAAAGGTAGTATCATCAATAGCTTCTGCACTATACCATTCAGTAACTACTGTCTTATCATATAGTACATAAGTAACCCATAACCCTTCCCTTCTAAGGCTGGAAGGAACTTGTAGCCTTGTTTGACTTCTACTGTCATTATAAGATAAGAATAGCATATTAAACATTGCAAGTATATCTGTCAATGTTACCCCACTTTCCTTATCTAAGACTGCATCAATAAAAGTCTTAGGGAAGATGTCTTCATATCTTCCCTCCTGACTATTCTTCTTAATTAGTTGTTGTATATCTTTCATATTATTTATGTTAAAGGAGTACCATCTATGTTTATCCAAACAAGCCCACTCCAAGTAATATACTTCATAAGCTCATTGTCATAGTACATATATCCATAATCACTTTCACCCAAAGACGGTCTTTGTGCTGTTGTTCCCCTTGTTAGACCTGCTGGGAAACCCATGTTATCTACCCATCTTGTACCATTCCACCATATAGGTTTTATTAAGGTTACATCAAAGAACATTGCACCATAATCATTGTTATTATTTAATACAGGTCTTTGTGTAGAAGTTCCTTTTACTGAATGTGGGGTCTGTCCAAAAGCATTAGTCCATTTATTATTAGTCCCTACTCTATTTACTCCAATAGTTGTTGTAACTCCAATAGTATTACTTATTGATGGAGTTGGTTGAGGACCTCTCCATCTACAAGATAAGTAAACAACTCCATTATCTATAGATGACAAGTACTTATCATAGTAAGCTCTAAGAACTGCTTGTCTTATATCATCTTGTGTTGCCCCTGCCTTAATAGGGATTGTATATGTACTACCTCCTGCAACAATTACTATATCACCTGCTTGAGTTGCATTTCCTGTAATATTAATATTTAATATTTCATGAACTCCTTCTTTACTAAGCCATGCAGGTTGTTCTACTTCTCCTTGGCTTATGAATATATCTCTACCTTGATTTAACCATCCCTGATTTTCTATATAATTGTCTGTAACTTGTACAGTTCTTAACTCACCAGTAATAGCATTATGCTCTTTCTGGGCTTCATTTTCATCCCATAAAGGGTATGTAGATTCTCCACTTGGACCAGTTACAGCTCCTGCTGTACAGTTATTGTACAAAACAGCTATATTAGTTTTTCCTTCTATGTGCATTAATGGGTATCTATTTCCTCCATAAATTCTAAATTTATTAGCTGAAATAGTACCACTTGGTAAATTTATACCATTGTTATAGATATAGAATACAGGGCTTGTAGTCCTTGTCATGTTAAATGTATTACCTATAACTGTTAATCCATTTAACTTAAAGTCATAATTATACAGATTAAAGAATGCCCCTCCACTGGTTTCAATATAGCAGCCTATAATAGCTAATGCTTCAAGCCTTAGTTTATTAAAAGGAACTCTTTGATAAACTGGGAGAAATACTGAATTTGTAAATCCTTGGAAAGAGCACCCATTAAATAAAATAGACTGCCCCATAAAATCTACAAATCCATATAATGACGCAGCAAAGTAGCAACTATTAAAAGTTACATCATTAAATTCTTGACCAGAACTTATTATAACATTACAATTTGTAATCTTTAATCTTTCAAAACTTAAAGACCATGAATTATTCAAGTTGAAAGCTACTTTAAAGCCTTTAATTTTAAGGTCTGAGAACTGAGACTCCCTTATACCTCCTTGCATGAATATGTTAGTACTTTGGTCACTACCATTGATAGTAATATTACTCATACTAAAGTAGTATGTACCTTGACCAGTTTCATTACTAAAATCATTTAAGTCTTGGTTCCCTACATTAAATAACACCCATGTCCCAGTGTAATTGAATATAGTGTCATTCTTACTTTGACCAATTAAGCCCTTATAATTTTGCAAGGTCACAGAAGTCTTGAAAGCATAACTCCCTTTAGGGAAATACACAGTAATTGGGGTTTCATCTACTGATAGAAAATTCAAGTATAGGGAATTATCATCATTTGTAGTATTAACCCCAACCCAGTAAGCATTCAAAGGTTCCTTTAGTACTCCTGAGAAAGTGATATTTACAAAGATATATTCCTGTCCTGCTTTAATACCAGTATTATTGAAATTTATAGTTCCATTAACAAATGACCCTCCTTGAAAATCAAGTGTACATCCTTCTGGTATAGTAAGAGTACCTCCACTTAAAGTAATATCTTTTGTAACTTTATATATTGTATTAGGTTTATTAAACCTATTCTGAATTGCAGATTGAATAGGAGGATAAGTTACACTTGAGGTTCCAGTAAGAGCAGTTCCAGTAGTACTATCTGTAGCAGTTACACTAAAGGAGGCAATATTGTTTATATCCATAGCTGCAATAGTAGTAACTACTCCTGTAGAACTATTAATAGCAAACTTATCTCCACCTGTAGCTAAACTATATACATAAGGAGCAGTTCCCCTAGATGCAACAGCAGTTGCCACTGTAGCTCCAGCAGCAAAAGATGCTGCTACACTTACCTTATTTATTATTATATTTAAAGCCATATTTTTATATTGTTTTATTGTTTTATTGCTTGCAAATATAAGTAAAAGTTCTCATATATGCAAGTAAAAGTAGTACTTGACTTATATGTCAAATACTACTTTATTTAATTAAACTATTGACACTGCTTTAATAGTAGTACCATCAGTATTTATAAATTGACCTCCATTCCAATAGATAACATTTTGCCAATCAGTTACATAAAAACTTATTCCAGCATCTGATACTGTAAGAGTAGTTTTTAAATTTTCTATTGAAGAAGATAGTATCCTTCTATTAAAAGCTTTATATCCATCAGCACTTCTCCAAGAAGAAGTTGCAGTATCCCAATAAGCAGGCATTTTGCTACCCACAACATATTTACAGGAGCCTGCCTCTCTTGGCAACATATCTGTAGGTAACTCTCCTATAGTTCTTACAACCTTAAACATTCTATCCTTAGGAAATACTACAGTAGGAGGAATTTCACTAAGGTTCATCCTTGTTACAGTAGGCTTAAGAAGTTCAGAGTAGGAACCTCCACTTATAGGAGTACCTTGAGTTGATTCACCTGCTTCAAAGGTCACTGGAAACATTTGAACTTTATAGTACACAAGGGTAGAATCTATAGCACTATCAGCACTCCCATCTAAAGTATTTCCTTTAGTCAAATATATATCATATTGCTTATCTACAGAGTTAAATACTATATCAGATAGTACAGGTAAATTGGCATATATAGCTGAGGAAGGTGTAGAGCTTTTTGAATAAAATACTTCAAAATCTGAAACACACGTATTATCAGAATTTCCTAAATGCAAAACAGCTTTTAACTGTGACCTCCTTGAAGAAGATTTTGTAAATATTGATAATCCTATTGTAGCCTGTTCATCTCCTTTTTTGGGGATAGAAATCTTCCATACTCTTGTACTGCCAAGATTTGGCATAAATACTATACCCCCTTCCTCATTTTGAGGAGAAGTACAATTTATTAACTCATTATCATTTAAAAAAGCCCTGTTTACAACAGCTTGATTTAGTTCTCCAAATTGACAATTTTCATATCTCAAATGAGCACTTGCTGTAAAATAATCTACTGAATTACCCACATTAGTAAGATAAGGGATTGTACAATTTGTGAATTTCAACCAATAAGTTTGATTTATCCTTAAAGGGGCTGTAAATACACAATCACTTATTGAAACTGCATAATCAGTAGCTGTTTCTAAAGTAGCACTTGTAGAACTTACATCAAATTCATTATTAATGAATTTACAATTAGACATTACAACATTCTTGCAAACTACCTCTGGATTAATTTTAAGATAATCACTTTCAAAATCTATAGCAGCTTTAGGAGCAGTTCCTTTTATTTCCTCTATACCATTTCCTTCAAATTCACAATTTATAATAGACCAATTATATGCAGTGCCAGATATGCCATTTCTTCTTGCATATTTAATTTTAACATTGTCTATAGTTACATTTTTGTTATAACTACCAACTTCTGTTGCAGAGTATATTTTAGTACTAAAACTTAAACAATCCCCAAACGCGTCAGATAATGTAATATCTCTAATTACTATATTATCACATTCCTCAAACCTGAATATGAGACCAAATTCACCATAATATAATTCTCCAGCAAACAGGTCTGTATATAAGTGGTCATGTGCATCTCCATAGACAGCTCCTGTTCCTTCAATAACTATATTATCTTTCCCTGAAACCCAAAATACAGTATAAGCCCCTTGGTTGGTTGGAAGCATTCTTAGCTCATTATTAATAATAAGTCTTGTATTAGACTTGAGATAAAATATCCTTAGAAAGGAATAAGCTTCTGTATATAATAACCCATAATTAGGTCTGACATCATCTCCTAAATTAGCTCTACCCTTGTAAGGTAACTCAAAATAATAGGTTCTATCAGCTTCAAAATGAATAGTATTATTTATATTATCATCAGATAAAGATAATATATTAGTAATTAGTTGATTATTAACTTTATTAGGGGTAGCATCAAATGCAAACCATGAGTCATATATCTCTGGAATATTCCATGTTCCAGTAATGATTACATTTTCTCCAAATATTACCTTACTATTATCTACTGATAATACATTAGCTCCTGCACCATTAAGAGTACCATTTGATATAGTACCACCTTCAAAAAGCAATATACTGTTGTCAGGAACAGTAATAGTCTGAAAGTTTAAACTGTAATCATACTGTACAATATAGATAGTATTTTCTTTAACCAGCATTTGCTGAGTAAGCAAATTAGTATTATAGAATATACCTGTATTTGGATTCTGAACCCTTTGTATATTTTTTCTAAGATACACTCTACCTAAACCTGAATAGTCAGCAGTATTATAGTTCTTATCTGCAAATGTTAAGGAAGTTTGATTCAAGTTATCTACAGTAGCTGTTATATCTTCACTATCTATAATAGATATACCTTGTATTCTCTCAATTAAATCAACCCATAAAGTTGCATTATTCCATTGATTCACTCTTTCTCCTTGAAACTGAAATAGTTTCCATTCTCCATCTTCATCAAGAAAGGTAATAACTTGACCAATCTTTCTACTCTTATAAGGTATTAGTTGAATAGCTTGAGTAAGGCTAATTCTTGATTCACCATACTTATCTGTAACATTAAGAAAGTCTGATACTCCTAACAGAAAGATTTGTTCTATCAAATCCTTCAAGAGTACATTAACATTCTTACCATTCTGTACAAGAACTACAGTTTCATTTCCTTTAAGGGGAGTTGCAGCTCCTGCAAACTCAGTATCTTTCCTACTGTTTGCAAGGAGCCACTTCTCTATCTTTCTATAATCTTCTTGTGTAAAAAACATAGTATATTAATTTGAATCTCCAACCATTATATCTGCCACCTTTAATGCAGACAGAATTGCATTTACCTTAGTAACCACTGTTGCAAGTTCAGCTCCAGTAGCCAAATCACCTACATTAGTAGCTTGTTTTACACCACCTATTTCACTGGTAGTAGCCTTAGGGAGTACATAAGGTTCTGAATCACCTCCTACAGTCTCCCATTCCCCATTGTTAAAGTACTTCATTGTACCTTTATACAGCCATACTGAGTTAGTATCAGGAGCATTAGGGCTTATTTTTAAAGTTCTTATTGTCTTCATATCTTTTATTTATTAGTTGTACTACTTCTTTTTCTTAGAGCTTGTCTCTTTATACTTGCATCAGTTTCAGCTTTTCTTTTCTCAAGATTTAACTTATCCCTATCAAGTTTAAGTTTTTCATCAAACTCTCTTATCTGTTCAAGAAGCTTATCTTTAGCCTCTTGAGAATATTCTACATTAATTCCATCATCAATATCTCCATCCTTTGTCAGCATGGCTATTTGAAGCTTAGTGGAGTTATCCCTTATATTAGCTTCTTCCTTCTGGAGAAGTTCTGCCTCTTTCTGTTGTTGCTGCATAGCAGCTATTTGCTGTTGAGCTTCAAGTTGTTCCTTTTGAGCCTGTGCTTGTCTTTCTCTAATCTGTTTTTCATCTTTCTCAATTAGTCTTTGCTTTTCAGCTAAACTTGAAGATGTATAGAGCTTAGTGATAGTAGAGAATGATAAAGTTTGAGTCTGTAATGCAGCCTGAGCCAAAGTATCTAACTTCTGTTGAAGCTCTTGAGTTCCATTACTATTATCTACAACTAAACCATAATCAGCCTCAGCAAACTCATCACCATCAATCTCCATTACTCTTGTAGATGTATCTGATAATATATACTGGAACTTCTTGTTTCTTCCCTTTAAAGCTACCTTTGCAGTCTCTAAGAAGCACTCTAAAGCTCTTTTCTTTACATCATCATGAATAGTAAATAACCATTCAGTAATATGACTTGATTGAAGAGTAGCCCTCTCAATTCCACCTACAGTTTCCCTTGATGAAACCTGACCCTCTCTTTGCTTAGATATACCTGCAACCTCAGACATTTCCATCTTAATAAACTCAAGAAGGTTAATCTGTTGCTGAATATAGTTACCTATATTAGTCTCAATCATTCCCTTTCCAGCATTATTAAGAGCACCTGCCAGCTTACCTGTAGAGGCTCCTATAGTACCTTCCTTGAAACTATCTATAACTGCAATATGGTTTACTCTTGCATAGTACATCCACTTACCAACATCCCATCCTTTAGGAACTTTAGATAAGTCAAGCTCTAAGATAGAACCCCAGTTTGAAGCAATAGCCTTATTCAGTCTATCATGAATAGCATCATACAAATAGTTATATGGCTTCATCATATCTACTAAACTGAAAGGTCTGCTGTCATTCAGATTATAGATTGAACCTACAATACCAAAGTGACATCTTGAAGGATTATTCAACCTGTTATATTGAATCAATCTTGGTCTCATATTGACAAATATTTCATTGCCAATCATGGTTCCTTCCCATGCTTCATTAACCCAGAATGATTGTACTTCTTCTCCTGCTTCCTTATTTACTACATAATTCTCAGGGTAGAAGTTCCATTCTTCCTCACCAGTTTCAGGGTCATAAGATTTAACCTTAAGTATCTTCCTCTTTGATTTCCAGTATAATCTCAACACTCTAAGATTACCTGCCAAGTCATAAGGAAGGAGTGAATTTGCAATACCTTCTGTAAATAGATTAGCTGGGTCAAAGAAATAGGTTCCATCTCTGACAGTTATTTCATCACCAATCATATTCTGATTAACAAATCCATATCTTTCATCAATATTATCCATCTGGTCAACAGCTCCCTGACCTATGTAATCAGGCATAGTTTCAATATACTTTATGTCCTTTGGAGATAATACATCATAATATGTATCTATTACTCTACCCGGAGACCAATAATCCTCAAGGATTATCATGTCAGTATCTTCCACCTTATTACTGTACCCAGACTTGAATATCCTAATCTTTAATGGGTTCACTCTCTCAATGACTGGTTCTCCACCTACAATATCACATTGATAGATTTCCTCACCACATGTCATTGCATCCATGAAACCATTATTGAATATAAGAGGAATATCATATTCCTTGATATAATGGTTAAGCAATTCATTTGCTCTTACCTCTCTTATATCCTGCCATTCATAGGTATAATAGTCATTTAGTTTCTCAAGTTTGATATTGTATTCATCCTCAGATATTGAGGTGTCAGTTATCATTTCTTGAAGCCTTTGTAATAGCTCATTCTTCTTATTATCCTCTATTTCTGAGATAGCATTTGGGTTAGTTACTACAACCTTAAAATCAAATACTCTCTTACTTTCCTCACCTCTTAGAACGTTTAATTTACTGTTCATTATTGGGAAGTGGGAAATTCTGTCTGGTATATAGGCAGCTTTTATATTGTCAGGATTTAATATTAACTCCATATCACTCATATGGAGTCTTCCATTTAATAAATCATAATTTATTTTTTTATGAATAACAGATTTTCTTACAAGGCTGTAATTAAAAAAGGTTTTCTGGTTTGCCCAAAGCAAACAATTTTTCCTCCACTCCTTGGTTTTTCTACTGAATGGAAGCATCTGTCTTGGGAAATTTAACATATCAGACATATTTATTCCTCCTTATATTTCCATATAAAACCAGCAGCAATTTTTGACCTTCCTTTTAGTGCAGAACATAAATGGGTGGAAGATATATTGACAGTACTTGCAGCTTCTTTTATACTTTTAAATTCATTTATAATTTTATTGTTTTTATCTATTTGAACAACAGCTTTGTATTTCAAAGCTAATGTACATTCTTTGTGTTTTTTACCAAACATGGGGTTATTCTTTCCAGACTTGTTATAGTTCCATAACCATTCTGGTCTCCTACAATAACTATTATTTAATTTCCTTGTAGTAACAGTCTTACTCACAGACTCTTTGTTTTTAGTCCAATGTTTTCCTTTTATAGCTAAACTACATTTCAGTCTATGCTCCTCAGATTTAGGCTTACCTTTAAGAGCTTTGGATATTTTATCTTTAATATTTTCTGTTATAGAAGGAGATTCACCTCCATCTGAAATATTATAGCATAAATTTCTATTTTTGAACCTTTTTATTAACAACTGCTCTTCTTTACAAGCTACTTCTTTTGGGATATTTTTGAAGATTATTATATGCTCAAAATTATCCCATCCATATTTATTTATAGATGAAGAAAAATGAGGATTAATATTATAACCTTTACCACCCCTCCATCTTTTCTTAGGATTAGTATAGTGGGTTATACCCACATATACCTTTCCATTTATTTTATTCTTATGAATATATACTATATACTTTCTTTCTTCCATGCTGCAAAAGTAAGTAAAAAAGTCCATTTAGTCAAGCACATAAGTGATTTGTTTATCTAATTGCATCTTCTGTACTAAATTTACTGGGTTTCTGGAAAGGCACTTCTACCCTCCTGTAATTCTCAGTAAAGAACTTGTCATTCCCTAAATAATCCTTTGGTACTTCTTCTGAATCTCTTGAAGGGTTTCCTTGATATAGGACCATTTTCTCTTCTCTATATAACATAACCATACCTAATGCCCTAATTCTATCCACATTTATCTCTGGGTTAAATGCAATTAACTCCTCAATTAATGCCCTGTTTCTTAAGAAGTTAAGGTTATAAACTGTTACTTCTACATCCTCTCCATCAACATTCTGTATAATAGTTACAGGCTTCATCAGCCAGTCTCTTATAAGATTATTAGCATAAGCATTAATAGCTGCTGAGGCATTAACACCCTTAGCATTAGAACCAAATGAACTATACTTAATCAACTGTTTGTCTCTTAAGAACTCTGGAGTATCAGCCAGTAAGTGAGTACAATTCATCTTACTAAAGTAAGCAAATATACCCTTCTTATTTGATTCATACAGACATTTTGCATTATAGAACAGACACAGTAACCTTACTATCTCAAAGTTATCATCTGCAAATGATTGCCTACCAGTGTACTCAGCTACAATCTTATCAGTCCATAAGTCAAGAACAAAGGTAGAAGAGAGAGAGGAAGATTCAGCCTGGTCATTATCTACAGGGTCATGACCAATAATATATCTTGTGTGGGGAACCTTTCCATTTCTATCTTTCTCTGGCATTTCAAAGATTTCCACAGCACCCGGAGTATCATTCTCTACTCCAAACTTCCTGATAGGTATATCACTGGTTGGGGTAAATTCTACTCCATTACTATTCTGTACCAACTTACCTACATATACATCATCATAAGCATGTACATCTTGGTCTAATTGACTTAATCTTTCTGTAAGAGCAGTAATAGGGAAGTATGCTGCCTTAACCTTAATAATAGCTTCTGCTGGTGTGATAGGGTCCTCAGCAATTACTCTTAATACTGATTTAGGGTCAGCACTATATTTAGCCTTATATCTTGCAATAAGAATCTCAATTAAAGCCTTAACTACATCTGACACACCATCCTTATTATAACATCCTGCCCTATTAATATAGGAGGGAAAGAAGAAACCAAACTTAGGTTTACCTTGCTTAGGTCTGTCAAATACATTATCTATAGACAATATATTATAACCATCTGGGTTATAAAGCAAAGTCTTAGCTGAACTAAAGTCAGACTCACTCTCAGCAGCAGTACCTACAAGGTACATAGTAGCAAAAGTATAGTCACCATCCTCTACAGACTTTCTGGTAATATCATAAAGAGAAAGCAATCCTTTGAAAGAACCCATTTCCTCAAATAAAATCCAACCTCTCTTACCTCTCAACTTCTCACTATCATCCTTTGCAGATACAGCAAGTACTTGATTTAGAGAACCTTTCTCTACACCATATTCATCCTTATAACCCATTTGCCAAGACATCTCATTAGGAGAGTTCTTTAACATAAGATGTGGGAAAGGAGTATTAGCAAAGCTAAAGTTAATTGAAGGCTTGAACTTAGATAGAGTACCATCCTTATCATCTTTCAGATACTCCTTTTGATAAGCTGTAAGTACTGTAATAACCCTTCTATTGGATTCTTCACTCTCTCCGAGTATAAGGTTATGGCTCATAATTGCTGCTAAGCTATAAGACTTAGCACATCCTCTCTTTGCTAATTCAATAGCATGTTTACCTCCCTCTCTTGCTTGCCATAGGTAATGAAATCTCCAATATATACCCTCAAAGAAGAAAGGAAAAGCCTCAGTTCTGATAGCTTTCTTTCTTCCTTCTACCAGTTTATTAACCATCATAGGACAATAGTTCATGAACCAATAGTTAAAGCCTGTAACCCATTCTCCATCTGATTCTCTTACATAACCTTCATAGCATCTTCTCTTCTCTTCATCCCAGTGTTTCCTGAACTCAGAATTAGGATTACTATTAGGTTTTAAGAATGTGTAGCACCCATACTTCAAGAAATGTAGGGCTGGTTGCCTGAAATAATCAGCATCCTCAATAATGTGTGGATTAGTAATATCTACTATAATCCTACCCTTTTCATCTCTTGGTAAGTCCCTTGCATAAGGTCTGTTGGGGGATATAAGTCTCTTGACAAACTCTACTGTAGTAAGAGTCTCAAGTAACTGTTCCTGAACCTCCTGAGGAAGGGTATTCATTAGTTCCTCAGTAAGCTCAGTCTGATATTTATTCATTTGAATCATTGCATAACTCCTTAAAATCTTGCTTATTAATATACTCCAGAAGAGATTTAGTAATAGAAGTAGTTAGGAGGGAAAGAGCTTTAGTTTCTTCTGCATCAGTAACAATTCTATTAGAGTACTGAGTACCAAATGCAGGTATCTTTTCACTCTTACTTACAAACCAAACTTGCATTCTATAAGTCTTCTGTGACTTAACTACAGGGTTAGTATCCACTATTTTATGTAATACAAAGTATCCCTTTCTTCTATTAGGAAAGCCTTCATAATATACATTAAGTCCTTCTACTATATCATTTATTTCCATAACTATTTATAATTAAATGTATATCCTAAATAGGATTTCTTATTTACATGGGAGTACACTATAAATTTATTATTCATAAGTATCTAATATACAATAGGTTAGAGGTCCTCATATATTGCTTTTTCTTGTGCTCCTCTTACCTTATCATTCTGTGATAATTCCTTAGCAATAGCTCTTTCAGCTTCATCTAAGTCCTTAACCATTGATGGTATAAGTTTAATAATAGCACCTAATTCCTTAGTCTCTTTTATATCAAGTTCAGTTAAGTCCATACTCCTTAACTTCATTCTATACTTATCAACAAGCATTCTTGTATCATCAAGTAATAGCTCAGAAGTGGTCTTAAAACTTGCATATAGTGCCTGAGCTTCTTTCACAGTAGTATCAGGTTCCCAGTTATCCTTCATACCTTCACCCTGCTTAATAGCTTCTTTCCTCTCCTGCTCATCTATTATATACTTGTAATCACTTCTGGAGTCCTCCATAAAGTAACAATATCCAAGCTCTGTAATAGCTCTCTCCTTTGAGAGAGATTTATCTCTATTCCATATCTGTCTGAATGCCTTTAAAGCATAGGCTTCATCAGATATAATCAGATTATAGCCATCTCTTTTAAATAATCTCATACTGCTTAAAACTAAAAAAGCCCAAGCCTTTGATAGGCTCAGGCTTATATTTATACTATAAGTTGTGGTCCTGTAACAATAGTAGGATTTTCTTCAAATTCCTCAATCTCTGCTACAAATTTTACATCTCCATCTTGAATCATCATGTGTTCAACTCCATCAATCTCTATGATGTCAAACCTGTATCCTACTACAGGATTATCTTTAATAACACCATCTTGCAATGAGCCAGGTTTATGTTGCATTACTGCATATCTTTTTGGATTGATATATACTATATCTCCTACCTCAATACCCCTAACCATTGGTCCAACAGCTACTACTGTCTGATATTCTTTTACTGAACCAGCTTTTGTACTATCTATAATACCTCCAGCAGTCTTCAGGTCAGCAGGATACTTATTTAAAGTAACTACCATGTTATTGAACATGGGCTTCACCTTCTTTATTGTTGTAATCATCTTTTAGCTTATTTAAATATTTTAATCTTTTCTTGATTCCTATAAACCTATCATAGGTACAGGATAATTTACCTAATGATGGGACATTGAAATTGGTTCTCAACTTATCAAACTCCTCTCTGCTTAGGTCTTCCTTTAGAGGCAAGGCTTTGATGTTATTCCTAATAAAAGTCCAATAGGACTCATAGGCTTCCTTCACCACTTGTGGTGGTAATCCAAGTTCTATGGATACCTGTTTTATTGCTTCTGAGTATATCATGAGAAATCAAATAATAACATCATCTTGAATGAATCATTCTCCTCATCTACTGATGGAATGTATCTTGGGTTTATCTTCCCATCAATGATGACTTTATTCTTTCTTAACTTACCCATGATGACCTGAAAGTGAGGAAGAGATATATCACACTCTTCCCTTACTTTCTTCTTAGTATCTTCACTCATAGTAACCTTATCAAGTATCTCATTATCCTTAATGACCTTGCTGAGTTCATATCTTTGCTTCACAAATGAAGTTATGACATCCATTTCTCTCTCAGTCAAGTTATGAAAAGGTTGTAAGAATTCAAACCAATATCTAAAGAACTTACCATCTACCTTGCAAGGAATCCTAACTATTGAATCCACTTGCTTAGCCATAGTTTATTCTCCTTCCTTTACTTCTTCCTCAGGTTCCTGTTCAGGTTGAGTCATTAGTACTTCAAATTCTGCACCACACTTATGCTTGAACTCTTCTGAGATATAAGGTGTAGTAGAAGTAATTACTGTCCATAGCCACTTCAATCTTTCATAGAAGTTAGCAAGATTAGCTTCTTGTAAAGCCTTACTTAACTTCTGATTCTGCATATATAACTGTCTACTTTGTTCAGACAACTGATGTGCAGTATTCTCCAGTTCCTCATAACTTAGCTTTCTCACTTCTGGAGTATCTTTGCCACCCTTTACAACTTTCATTTTATTCTTCTCTTCCATCTTTATTTTTCTGTTAGATAATTTCCACCATACTTTTGTCCATACATTTTCTCCCATTCATGTATGTGTGCCTCACCAGTCTCAGTTCCACCACATTTGTCACAGTAATCTATGCCATCTGAGTTTCTTATTGCTAATGAAAGACAATGCTTACAATATACAACAGGTATATTATTATATTCTTCTTTGGGAGTCTCAAGCTCAACTGGCTTGACTTCTGTACTTAAGTTCTCCATAAATCTTCTCTTTAGTAATCTGTAACTTCCTACCACAGGTCCTCTTTCTATTATTGAAAGGTCTCTTTGGGACTTCTTCTCCCCAAGATACTACATGACCCCTTCTGATAGCTCTCCTAATACTCTTGTATTTACCAACAGCACTATAAACAGCAAGCTGTAACATCATCTTAGGTTCATTGTACTGAGGTTCTTTTGTCTTCTTCTCTTCCATAATGCCAGTTGTTTTTACTCATAAAATACTAAGTAAATCTGCCCTCCTAAAGGAAACATACTTACTATATCTTCTCTTCTAATTTCAAGCTCTTGAGCTTGCTTGATTACTTCTCTAACTGTAGAGCCTATAATACAAGTGATTAATGTCTTCTTCTCTTTCATATTTCTTAGTTTAATTGGGGGCAAGCCCTGACTTGCACAGGAACTTTAGGTTATGAGCCTAATGTGATTTCTATTTTCACCAACTTGCAAGAGCAGATAGAGAGAATCGAACTCTCACCAAAAGATTGGAAGTCTATTGTACTAACCTTTATACTATACCTGCGTTTGTTAGAGATTTGCTATTGGTACTCTAACTTTTCCAGTCTCAGCTTAGCTGGAACCTCCTATCATCTACACCATAAGGTATTCATAGTAGCACAGGATGTTACTCTCTCACTGTATGAATGGCAGCTTTTAGTAACTTGCTGAGCTTCTTATAGGACTCGAACCTATATGACTTCATTACAAGTGAAGCATAATAACCTTTATATTAAAGAAGCATAGTAACCCCAGAGGGAGTCGAACCCTCACTGGGTAGAGCTTAAATCTACTGTCTCTTGACCATTGGACTATGGGGCTATCTTAATCCATTGCACCTTTTCTACATAATTCAAACAAGTACCTATACTTGTGAAGATTAGTAATGAAGGCTTCACATTCACTTCTAACTCCAGCAAAGTTAGAAGACTGGGGTAATTTAGTGTAGAAGGTATCAGTTCTACTTATCAGATTATCAATTGCTTCATGAGGACAAGTGAAATCAAAGTTAGTTCCCTTAAGGAAGTTTGGTTCAAATTGTCCTTGAATACCTTGAACTTCTTCTGCCAGAATATCTTGATAATCAGATATTTTATCAATAAGTTCATCAACCCTTACATGGATTGAATTACTATATGCTGACCAATGAAGATTCTTAAACTTAGTCTTGAATCCTTCAAGTACACATAGAAAGTCTTTAAATTGATTTCCTTCATGTGAAGGAGACTCATATTCAAAACCTTCTAATAGATTATCTCCAAATGTATCTATCATATTGTTTTAATTTGATGTTACAAAGATATGTATTATAATTTATATATGCAAGCAAATCTGCATATTTTTTTTTGTACCCCCTAAGAGACTCGAACTCTTACACTACTATTACTTCGCACTGGAGCCTAAATCCAGAGTGTCTACCAAATTCCACCAAAGGGGCATTAAGCTGTGGAAACTAATGGAGTTGAACCATTATCTAAGGATTTTCAGTCCCCCGCATAGACCACCTTTGCTAAGTTTCCATTAATAAGTGGGCACAGAGAGACTCGAACTCCCCTACTCCAAAGTCCATTACATCAATTTGATAAAGGAGGGCAGATTTACAGTCTGCTGATGTTATGTACCCATTATATTTGTTCCCCCATGAGGAACTGAACCTCACCTCATAGATTAAAAGTCTATTGCCCACACCTGTCTGCTATAGGGGAATATGTACCTCCACTAAGAATCGAACTTAGAATCTTCTCCTTAAGAGGGAGCAGCTTTAACCATTCAGCTATAGAGGCATTTAATTGTACTGAGGGTAGGATTTGAACCCACTATCTTATGGATATAAGCCATCTGCATTTACCACTTGTGCTACCTAAGCATTATAAGTTAAAAGGGTGTGGCAGGGACTCGAACCCTATCTCTTCATTCACAGTGAAGCACTTTTACCAGATAAGCTATCCACACAGTTCTGATAATAGGACTTGAACCTATAACTACTGCCTTATGAGAGCAGCCTTCTACCTATTGAAGTATATCAGAATATGAGTTGGTACACACAGAATTGAACTGTGATTGCATCCTTATCAGGGATGTTTCCTAACCTTTAGAAGATGTACCAATTTAAGCATACCCTAATAGAATCGAACTACTACCTATGGTTTTGGAGACCATCATTCTACCATTAAACTAAGGATACATTATGCGGGAAGTATAAGACTCGAACTTCCAATTTCTGCATCCCAAATGCAGGGGGTTGACCAATTACCCAACTACTCTATATTGCGGAGGATATAGGATTTGAACCTATACATCCTTTTAGACTACTCACTGTTTAGCAAACAGTTCCCTTACCATTAGGGTTAATCCTCCAGCTTCAAATAAAGTCCACAATGACAAGTATCATGTTCTCTATAATCAGAACATGGACATTTCTTATCCTCTCCTGTATTATGACAGGGACACTCACCATTATTAATCTCACATCTTTTCAAGATAGCATTCACTATCTTATCATTAGGATTAAGAATCCAACCTTGTTTTCTAAATATCTGTACCATAATGCGGAGAAATGAGGTCCCGACCCCCAGTCAAATAAATGACCACTTTGTTTTCAAGACAAGTCCCAGTCCCACTGAGTTATCTCTCCATTTGCCTACTCAACTCTTTGAGATAGGACTTAGTTCAGGGCAGTCTATGAGGGAATTGAACCCTGTTCTCTGCATTGACAGTGCAGCACTTTAACCATTAAGCTACATAGACTATTTTGTAATGGGTAGGGGATTTGAACCCCTCTCTGCAAGATTGAAAATCTTGTGTACTAACCACTATACTAACCCACCATATTATGTATTTCTCTATGACAATTTGAACATACCAGAATACACTTTGAAAGTTCATTCAGAACTTTTTGTTTATTTTTATCAGATGGATAATTACCATTAACAAATCTACTTATGTTAAAGTCCTTATTATCCTCTGTGTGATGCCATTCTAATGCTTCTTTACATTTATTATATCCACATATAGAACATTGAGTTTTTAATCCATTAACCCAATTTACAAATTCTATTTGCCTTGTCCTTACTCTCTTAGTTTGACATTCTTTACATATATTTCTTAAAGCATTTCCATTCTTTGGAAATTGAATGTCTTCTAAATCTCTGTTACAAATTCTACATGTTTTCATAAAAGTAATTAAAAGGACTATCCTATCTTCACAGACCAGATAGTCCACTCATTTAAAAATCATGAAACAAAAAAAAATCCACCTTCAAAATGTACCCCCTGATAGAATCGAACTATCATTCTAAGTTTAGAAGACTCATGTACTATCCATTGTACTAAGAGGGCATAATAGTTGTTCCAGCAGGAATTGAACCTACATTACTTGAGCCAAAATCAGGTGTAATAACCATTATACTATGGAACAATGTTCTTATCTTCTAATCATGATGCAAAGATGAGTCAAATATTTGAGATATGCAAATCTTTCACTAATTATTTTCAAGATAGTACGAAAATACTCCAGAAGTGAATTAAGATAATGGGTTGAATCTTAATTCAAGATTCAATACCCATCAATTTATTAGCCCATTTTTCAGTATAAAAATGATAATAATTGTATTTTCCATTCTTCCAACAACATCCAATATAATTATTAAGCCAGGCATGTAGTATAGAGGGAATACCAATAACTAATAAATATAAAGGACCAAGTATCTTACTCTGTTTTACATGACCACATTCATGTTTTATAACTGCTTTCTTGTCAGTGTAATCTTGATTAATAAACACATATTTTCCAATAGTTACACCACCCTTAGCTATTTGTAAATATACTTTAGCACCTACACTTCTTGAGTCATCATTCTCTATAACACATATTCTATTATCTTTAGATTTAGTTTATTCATACCTTATATCTCTTTACATCCAACATTCTTGAGCTAACTCCTTGTGCATAGTATCTCCTGTCATTACTATTAACTGACACACAGATAGCACCTTCACACTTGACAATGTTTACATTCTTTATAACTTCTTCAATAACTCTTTTCATATATTTGTTTGTTTTTTAAAGTGTATAACAATCCCTTGAGCAGATTGGTTCTCTGCCAGAGTAAAGTTTCCAGTACCCCTACCATGATACTTCATTACAGGCGGTTAATCCCCAAGAGCACTTTACCCTCAACCTTTTCTCATATACATAGGTGTGCTACTGTAACTTATAATCAAGGCATTTTTTAGCAGGATTTTCACCTCATCCACAGGCATACCAGCCTTTATAATAAGCTCCCTATTTATGGGAGAAGTGTGGATTACTACCCTGTCAGCTCCAAAGCCTGAACTTCTGCAAGGGACTTCTTTGGAGGAGAAATTAGATGTATAGTTCTAATTCTGGTGCAAACATACAAAAAACAAATGACATATCCAAATCTAAGACTATTATTTATGAAAGTTTAACTATTGACTATATAATGTGCTGTTCTTTTAAGGCTTTTAAACATCTTGCAGTCCATTCTACTAATGGTTCATCATTATCACAACCCATATATTGTCCAGTTTGGAATATAGAATGTACTATTTCATGTAGGACAGTAAGTTCAATTTCATCCTTTGAAAGTTTACTACCATCAGGCTTCTTTGTGCTAATAGTTATTACCCTTGAGGGACTCTCTGTTTCTCCAAATAACCACTTATCATTTTCATCAACTACTTCATCTACAAACTGTATTATCCAAGTACTCCCAAATAAATTATAACTCTTCTCTTTCATACTTTTAATTTTTGGTCAAAGATAAGTATATAGTAGATACTATCCAAATAATTTAATTTTTTTTTTTTTAATTTTTTTTTTTGATTCATAGTCGTGAGTGGGATATACACCAACCCCACCTCCCCCATCACTTAGCCAGTGGGGTCATACCCCCGTGGTTTAAACAATTATTCATTAACAATTTAATCATTTACATTATGAACAATCAGTTAAAATTCCGTGAGACATTGACAGTTGAACAGTTTAAAGCAGCTCAACATGTAGACAAAATCCAAGTAAAGCAGAATCCTAAGACCAACAAGCTGTTCTTCACATTTGGTGCTAAGACAGGAGCAGTTGCAGTTAAGGGCATTCCACAGCATCCTATGGTATCTAATGTTGAAGCACCTGATGGTAGCACATTCTGGTTATTGCATGAAGAAGGCACAGGTGGTGCACCAGTGTTGGCAACATTCTAATGAAGGAGGGCATTTGCCCTCTTTCTTTCTATTCTTCTGAGCATTAATAGATGAAGTGAGAGGAATAATAAGGGGAAAAAGACTTTATACATTTGATGAGAATATGGATTCATATAGTTGAAATAAGCTATTGGAGATTCATCATTACAAATGATAAAGAGCCTTTTCAACCTATTATCATATATCTCTTCCTGAGCATTAATAGTACTTAGAAGAATATTGTATGCTTTGAGTAGTCTTTCTTTATGCTTTGAAGACTATAAAAGAGTGCAAGAATGAATGGGTCTTAAATGCCCTTTCTCTATGCTTTCTTTCTATGTTTGTTGAGTATCTCAAACTATGATTGTTTGATGGTTCAAATGGTGGAAGAGTGAGTGTTGTTCTATAACAATCACCCCACATTATGCCACATTCAGAGACATAACAAAAAGAAGAAAGAGGAGTAATGGAATAACTGGATTTACTGGTTACATTGTTAGACTAAACAGTGCTTTTAGTTTAATTGGACCACAAAAAGGCATATAATAAGCACACAGTAAGCATACCAATGGGCTAATTTAGGCAATCAGATGTGAATAATAGTAACATTTGACAGAACACATGCCATTAAAATGTGTTAAGAAATAACTAATATATAATAGAATAAATGATAAGGATAAGATATTTGATGGGTATTGTATTGTAAGTGTTGACCACTTAGGGGACTAAACAAACATCCACCTGAAAGATGAAATATTGTAAGAGAAAGCAATGCTAAATAGTAAGTCCACTGAGTAAAAGAGTAATTTATTACACACTATACAACAGGTGGTATATCTTGGTAGCCAGACTGAGGGACTTACAACTATTAACCGAGTAAAGGAAAACTAAAAAGACAGTCAGCCTATTTAAGGAAGAGTACATGGGTGGATATAATAACATCAAAATCAAAGGCACATTAGCTCAGTGGTTAGAGCATTCTTTATTGACTATGGTAAATTGGGTAGTACTCCTGTAATTGTACTAATAAAGAAAGGTCACTGGTTCAAATCCAGTATGTGCTTCAATTATTAACAAATTAACTTATAAACACATGGCTAAGAGATTTAAAAGAGAGAACTGTGACTCTGTATTGAGGGCTACAGTTACAGACCAATTGGGTAGAACAGTTTCACTGTTTGGAACACATGCTTTTGAATGGTCAATAGTAATTGCATCAGACAATAGCATCACAATGCAGACCTTTAAGAAAGGTGATATTGCAAGAAAAGAGTTCAATAAATACAAAAGAAAAAGATAATGGAAGACATGATAAATACTGAGAATGTAGTGACTGTAATAATGGTCATTGCATTCTTTGCATGGTTATTCATGAAAGACCAGAAAGGAGCAGGAGAATGAAGGCATTCAAACTAATTATCAAGGGTGTGTTACTATATGTAACCATTCTTGTCACCTTGTTATATATGATGGGTATTGATAGTATTTATGACAATGGATATTTTATTCATGGTCTTATACTTGTATTAATACTTATTGGAGTGTGTTATAAAACTATTAACAAAGAGGAGCTTGAGATACTTACATTAAATAAGTATTTCAATCACCTTGATGAAGAACTCAAATAAACTATAATCAAATGGTACGGACAATCTATGTAGTTTTTACAAATATCAGGTTAAGTGACCCACAAGTAAGGAACATGAAACAATATAAGTTCTTATGTCCTTATGATATGGTACAAGTTGGAGATATGATTGAGGATGATAGATATTCTCAGAGGATGTATGTAGTAGGCTGTACTCAGTGTGCGAATGATGTACAAGATGGCATTTTTCTTAAAACCATTGAACCATCTAAGATAAATGGTATTAAAGTTATATGTGATTGGAGCATTAATAATAAACAAATAGGCAATATGGAAGCAAGAAATATCTCAGTAACTCTTGAGCAAGCAAGAGAATGGTACAACAGTGGTAATTCAACTCTTCGGACATTGGCATTGAATGCCTATACAGAATCAGAGTTAATGGGCTATGATTATATCAAGCAATTGGTAAAGAGAGAAGCCACTTCTGTTATAGTTCCAGAAGGAGAAGTGAAGAAGATTAATGTTTACAGCAGGCTGGCTATTGTAGCTAAATACTTCAATGGTTCTTGGAATAAGACCACAAGAAACACAGGTTATTTTCTTGGCAATTATAGTACATCATGTGGTCCTGTAGTTGATACCTGCAATGGTGTTGGTGTATATCAGCATAATATGGTACAATATGCAGGTGTAATTTATTTCAAGAATCAAGAGGATGCCATTAAAGCTGTCAAGATATTAGGTGAAAGTATCAAGGATTTATTTTAAATATGTGTTTATAAAGGATTTCATTTTATTTATGTTTTTAGAGTAGCTCATGTTGTGAAACACAGCTACTCAAACTGCCCTCATAGTTCAGTGGATAGAACAAGAGTTTCCTAAACTTTAGACAGAAGTTCGAGTCTTCTTGGGGGTACAATAAGGGGCATAATTTGGCTTTGATTGCTAATTATTTGGTAAGAGAACATGCAAAGACTGATGGAAAGACATCAAACAATTAACTGACAACACTTATAGAGTTGCTGCCTAAACAGGCTGAGTAGCACTTACTTGGAAACAGAAAGGTGCAATCCTGCCCAAACAGATAGTTCTCTGTTTCATGGGTTTGTGGCAGTAGATAGAACAGAAATAGAGTGGTGGATTGTGTTGATTTCTGGTCAACCCCAGTGGATAACCAACCACATATCAAAGAGGTAAGCATGTGAAATTCTTTTATTAAAGATTGGTAAGACTTGGGTTTAAGTGTCGGACCCACTTATGAGTAATTATAAGTTAAAAATAGGATGAATTCAGGGAACGCTAAAAATAAAGCTCAGAATCAGCTTTATTCATGCCAATCCTGAGCCAAGCATAGAGTACACTCTATGAAGGTGCAACGACTACTGGAGAACTATAGTGTTCTTAATAACCAGCAAGAGCGTCCTACTCCTCAATATGAGGATGATGATATAGTCTAATCTTTCATGAAAATGGAAGTAGCAATTTCCTTGAGATATGCTTTTGTTTCTTCATGAGACATAGTATTTTTCAAATAATTTATTGGGGTAGCAACAAATTGTACATTACCCTTAATATAGCCTTTTGAAGAATCTATTCTGTCTAAAGAAGCTTCATATCTTTTATCAAGTGTTTTATTCCATATTGGTAACACTAAATTCAGATGGGTATAAGAACATTTACCTTCTTGAGACTCCCATAAGTCTTTGAGATAAGGTAGGTCTAAATTACATTCCTTGAATCTGTTTCTTGCTCTCCTTAAAAGTTCTCTAAAAGGGGTGTATTCATCTTTTCTATTAGATGAATAATTCTTTATATTCTCCCTTGCTTCCCTCTGAAGAGAAGAAAGTGGAGTATTAAGAGTTCTGCAATATTTAATGGTACAGCTTCTGGAACAGAAATTATGCCTACCTAATTTAACATTTCTGTTATACTCTGATAATGGCTTTTGAAACTCTTTGCCACACAGGTCACAGGTAACAGTTATCAGTTTTCTATTAATCTTGTATTTTTCCATATTCTTTTGTTTGGTATGCAAAATTATAAAGATTAAAAGAAGTATGCAATAGGATAAATGAGTTTGATATGGATAATAAGGAAATTACTAATTATGCGAGTCCCAAATGCTCCACACTTGTAAATGGTTTTGAAAGGTTCTGCAATACAATAAATACAGAAACCAATTGCTAATAGGTAAGCTATAAAGGGTGTTATGGGCTGTCAGACATTTCTACCTTGTAAATCACAAGAAATACTCAAGAAGGAAATTCTAATAAACTATTATATGAAGAACTTTGAATACTGCGGAAAGACTCAAGACTAAAGGATATAGAGACTATTAAATAAGTGTTTTACTAAAAAAACA